TACAGGGAGGCCCTAAACGAGTGGACGGTAATAATTCGTTGCGAGGAAGACATTGATGAGTTCTTCGACTTTGTTGAAGAAGAAGAGGGTAGCGGAAGATACAGCGCAAGAGTGGGAGCTACGGACGACTGTGTAATGACACATATGATTTGTTACTATGTAGCTACACAATTGCGTCCACGAACCAATGCACCAATTGAGGAAAAACCAGCACCAGACGTTGACTACCAAAATACGGATTTTTCATTATTTTGGGACAAGGACTCTCCCGAATATGGACAAGATCCAGGAACGCCTCGTTTTGAGGAACTATAATTATGAAAACATGTCCAGGTTGCAAGCTAGAATTGGAAAACGATAAATTTGGTATCCATAAAAATAGGTACGATGGGCTTCAGACATATTGCAAGTCTTGCAGCAAGGAAAAATATGAGGAATCGAGAAGAGTATCCAGGTTGAAGTGTTACCACAAAGACCCAGAAAAAACAAAAACCAGGAATAGGGAATGGAACAATAAAAACAAAGATAAAAGAAGGATTCAATCCAAAAGATATTACCTAAAAAACAAAGAAAAAGTACACGAATGGCACATGCAATATTCATATGGTATAACCAGGGAAAATCGAGAAGAAATATTAAAATCTCAGAACGATTCGTGTGCCATATGTGGTAAACCCGCAAACAATGTGGATGAATTCGATGTTGATCATTGTCATAATACTGGTACGGTCAGGGGTTTATTGTGTCATAAATGTAATACCGGGATAGGGTTTTTTGAAGATGACCCCGAATTATTAACAAAAGCAATACAATATTTAGTTAAACCAGATAATGACTAAAAATTGCCACTATCTGGTATTAAAAGATACAAGGAGTTTTAAATGATAAAAGAAAGAAAACCGGACATGTGCCCGAAATGTTACCTTCAGGATGGAATAGATGAGGCTCTTCAGTATAGGCTTGGTTCTACTCAACCATTAAGATGTGGCAGGGAACATGTCTACGAAGACCGTGAAGAATTAAGTAATTTAACAAGAACAATGAACGAACAAAAGAAAGCCAAGGAACCACCCAAACCACCCGCGCCACCAGTCCAACCGTTGGAAGTTGCCAAAGATATAACAGATCCCATTGATGCAGCAGGTGTTTCGGCATTAAAATTAACACCTGTTGATGTTACCCGAATGACTCAACTTATTGGACATTTTACCGATAGTTCTAGTTTGTTCGGTGCAGTGTTCGCTCTCCACCAGGCGCTTCAAGACACTAAAGAATTATTAGCTCGCGCTGAAGCTGCACAGAAGGTGCGCGGAACAGGAAGCGGACCAGGAACAGTTCGTGGAGTCGGAGGGGATGCCGTGATACAGCTTGTCATTCCGGAACGTCACGTTGAACCTATAAAGGACATTGCCGAGGCCAATGGGATGGACATTACAAGATACATGAATGCCAAGGTAGAAGATGGATTGGATTGTCAGTGGTATTATTAATTCGTATAAAATTAAAGGAGTTGTTATGAAAAGTTTCAAAGATTGGTTTAAAAAGAAGCCCCAGCCTACAGACCTTTTACTTGCATTGGAATATGAACATGAAGAACCAATGCTACCGCCTAATGTTGCAGACAGGACAATTTCCAACGAAGATCCACAGGAAGCGAAGCCATTACCCAAAAAATCCAGAAAAAAGAAAGACAAGGTATTGGAACCGGTTCCGATTATGATATTACCTACCAATGTACCAGAACCCAAATCTTATGAGATTACTCTGAGAAATTTATCTGTAAATAATACAGCAGTAAATATTACCGTACTTCCTGTTAGGGTGAAAATCCCACAACTTGTTAGGAAGGATCAGGTAATAAGACGAGGGATAGAATACGAATACGATAAAGAGTGGACTCAAGAAGAAGTGTCATTTTCCCCTAAAGATATTTCTAGTCTTGGTCCGGGAAAGTCTATTCAATTAAGCGTGGAATACAAACCGGGTGGTCCAATTGAAAGGTTCATGTTACATAAGGTATTGCATAAATCTAGTGATCCTACTACTATCAATGAACTGTTTGATGATTACACATTCACGGTAGAAATATATTTTGAGTCTATAGATGAAAGAGCTTTTAGTGTCATTCAAGAGATTATTTTTAGACCATGGAAGAATAAGATTTCTATGGGAAGGATTGAAAGAACGGAGCTTTTCTAATGCCACTATACGAATATCAATGCAAAAAATGTAGCAAGGTCTGGGAATCTTTTTCTTCAATTCCTCATGCAATAATGTTCGAAACGTGTCAGGTATGTGGTGGAGCGGGAGACAGATTGTACTCCTTAGCGAATGTGCATGTGTTTCCTGTATTTACTACAAAAAATATAATGGAAGACGGAACGCCAGTTACCGTAACAGGTTCTGGACAATTGCGCCAACTTGAGGCTGAGCACGGTGTTAAGATGGCAGATTGTGGTTCTCCTCCGCAGTCAGAAACGCCCTAGATATCTTGACATTGGGTGATAAACTAAGAGTGATGATAATCGAAAGAATATAATTATGCCAAATCTTCCTGGGTTTTATTCGTATGATTCTGCTGGAATGGAAACGAATCTTCAGTTGACCGAACACGACAAGAGTGTAGGATCGTGGTGTCAGGCGGTTTTTGAAGAAGCAAAGGACGAATTAGAAAAATACGAAGAAATCGTAATGATTGATAGAAATATCAATTATCTTATGGGAAAGCAATGGGTAGAACGAAGACCGTCATACAAATCAGCCCCAGTAGCAAACCGGTTGTGGACCAATCTAATTCAACTTGTTTCTTACCTTACAGATATTCGTCAAACGTTTGAAGTTAAGGCTAACAACAGACTTTATGATAAGCATGCTAAAATATTAAATCAGTTGATCAAAGCTTGGTTTTTTAACGAAGACATTGATATGACTATGGCTATGATCATCATCCATAGTGCTCTTACAATTGGATACGGAAGATTAACCTGGAATCCGGATTTAATGAATGGTGACGGCGAATTCGAGCTTACCGCATGTGGACCGATGGATGTGATTCCAATTAGACCTGGACATAACCTTCAGAAGGCCCTTGGGGTTATCTACAGAGTACCTAAACCATTAACCTGGTTTCAGGAGAAGTATCCTACTAAGGGTTTTGCGGTACCAATAGATAGAGAGTATTCACAATATATTAATACGGCATCATCTGGTGCCGGTCAAGGAATGTGGGGGAGGGCATGGCAAGTACTATCCCCCCAAATGCGTCGTCTCTTTGGACAATCAGCTTCGCAGTACCGCGATTCTGTTATCCCAATGGCCCTATATAGAGAGTTCTGGATTCGTGATAATCAGAAAAATACATCGGATAAATCCGTATTTGTAGGGGATATAGATAAAGGATACGGGTACGTTGTCCAATCAGGACAGAGATTGTATCCAAGGGGACGATTGATAACAATGGGTGGGCCGGTCGTGTTGTACGATGGCCCAAACCCGTTTTGGCATGGAGCTTTTCCTTTTGCTGCACTAAGATTGAATAGGGTTCCTTGGCAGTGGCCTGGTGTTTCTGAATTCAGGAACCAGATACCATTACAGGATGTAATGAATAACATTCTAGCTGGTATTTTAGATGCGGTTAAGAAAGCAGTAAATCCACCTCTTGTTTCTCCGGATAATGCATTCAGTTTAGCTGTTAAGAGAAATCTAGATCCTAATATGCCAGGAGCCAAAGTATTCTATAATCCAGCGGCTATTAACCCACCTCAGTATGCTCCCACTCCAGCATTACCAGGATTTGTTTTCCAGACCATGTTATACGCACAACAGGAACTGGATGCCCAATCTGGATTTATTGATTTAAGTTCCGTGAGCAGAAAGGGCATTGTACCCGCCGCAGATACACTGGAACAGATGAAAGAGGGACAACAAACACTAGTTCGATTAAAGGTAAGATACATCGAAGGATTTCTAAAGGATATAGGTAAGCAATTTATTCCTAATATTTTCCAGTTTTATGGACTAAAGAGAAGAATTCAAATGTTGGGCGAAGACGGAAAGACTTTTGAGGATTTTGATTTTGACCCCGGAACAATGGTTCCACATGGTGTACCAAAAGAAGAACATTGGAGATCGTTCCAATTTATGATTCAACCTGGATCATTGTTAAAATCCGCTCGTATTCCACAGCAAATGCTTATGCTTAATTTGAGGCGTATGGGTGATATGGATCGGGATAACATGTTGGAAGCTTTGGACCTTGGTGGTCTAAAGGAAAGTATACAGAAGAATCTTGACCAAGAAGGAAAAGAATTCTTTGTTAATATGATCAGACAAAAGATGTCTGGTGCCGGTGGGGGTGGTGCGGTATCCCCAGAAGTGCTCAAGGGCTTGGATAGTTCGCCTGCAGGTGGTGGGGCACCCACTCCTACGGTATAGGAATAATTTATGATAGAAATTAAATCAATTAAAATTAAAATCGGCGACAAAGAACTTGAGTTATCCAAAGAAGAAGCCGAGGAACTTAGAACAACGTTAGATGTAATCTTAGGTAAAAGAGAAGCCATAGTATTAACAGAAAAATACTATCCATACCCATATCCTATTCCTTATCCCTGGTATGTTGCGCCTCCGGCAATACCATATTGTCCACCTATGTATCCAGAACTTCCTGTTATTTGGTGTGTCAATGAATCGGTTTAGTGTTATTAAGATAGGGATGTAGTATGTCGGGAATAATCTTACAAGGTAAATCCTTGAAAGTCGTCAATCATGGTGGTGGTCATAAATGTAGTACGAAAAAAATAAATAAAGGAAGATACGTTACAAGGATTGGCCCAAGAGAGAAGGGTACGGATTACATTGTTTTTGAATGCCCCGGATGTGGCCAAAGAAATAAAAGATCTGCATATGAAGCGAAAGGATCTTCCGGAGAATCTATTTCCTTTAAGTGTCATAGATGTTATCGGGAAATTGAGGTTGCCCGCCCAGAATCAACAAAGATAATTTTAGGTCCGAATTCTTCAGCCAAAGAAATTGGATTGTTGGGTCCGGACGGAAAACCGATTAGGAGTTAGAGATGGCTGAAAAATGGATGCGGAAAGCATTTGGGGCACATCCGGGAAGGCTTCATCGTGCATTGGGTGTAAAAGAAGGTGAAAAGATTCCGGAGTCTAAGATGGCTTCGGCTAAAAGTAGCAAAGATCCTCATATGAGAAAGATGGTTTCTCTTGCTCGTACTGGAAAGAGATTCGCTGGTAAAAGACATAAATCTCGTGGTGGATCACGTTAACAATTTAACATTTAAATAAGGTAATAAAATCTCATGGCTAGAGTACCAAAAAGATTAGCGGGACCAGCACAGGTCTCAAACGCGGCGGCTACTAAGTATACAGTTCCTGCCCTAACCAAAACAATCCTGCGCCATATTCACGTCCAAAATCCATCGGGGTCTCCAGTAACATTCACTATGTCTATAGGGGCTGATGCGGCTGCGGCTCGTATTATTGATGCTTTCAGCATTCCAGCTGCAGCGGCTGGTGTTACGGCTTCCGTGGTGGATTGGTTTTGTTATTATGTTTTAGATGTCGCAGAAATTATTCAAGCGTTTTCTGGCACAAATAATGTCCTAACCCTTACCCTTGACGGCGACGAAATAGTTCTTGGATAGTTCTGGGAATAATATATGTCATTTTCGGTTGGTGGAGATATCGGCATTACTGCTGGTGGCGGGGCTGGTGTACCGGGACCTCCAGGACCTCCCGGACTTCAGGGTCCTGGAGGTTTACAAGGTCCTCCCGGATTTGATATTGAAGAATTTGATGAACCGATTATGGTTCCCGGTCCACCAGGTCCAAGTTTTACGTACAACAATGCCACTCCAATGCCATCTACAGTAGGTGGATGGGAAACAGGGTCTACGTTTTCAAACGATACTTTGCAACAACTGTGGGATGGATTATTGTATCCCTATCAGTATCCTTCATTTACATCATTTGTTATGGTCGGGGTTTCTAGTCCAGTGGAAGTTGGCGATACTATATCCGGAATTAAGACTTTCACTTGGGCGGATTCCAATCCGACAAATGTTCAAGTTAATAGTGTGGCAATTAGGGATACAACCGGTGCGGTTGATTTAGCTGTAGGACTTGTGGATGATGGAACGGAAAACGTAAATATTGGAGTAGTTCAAAAGATTACCGCTACAACAAATGTATGGACGATTAGAGCCACAAATACAAAAGTGCAGGTATTTAGCAAAACTCTTACGGTAGCATGGGAATGGATGTTTTATTACGGAGAATCAATAAACGCAGGACCGTTAATTGAAGCAGATATAAAAGCCCTAAGGATTGGCGTTTTAAAAGCAGCAATAGCCAGTACATATTCTTATCTTGCTGGTGGGTATAAATATTTATGCTATCCATCGGTACTTGGTACAGCTACGTTGTTTAAAGATTCGTTAACATTATTGAATGTGCCATTTGAAACTGTATATACAGTATCAGTAACCAATGTAAATGGTATTACCACCAACTATAACGTACATAGATCTACAAATATTTTGGGATCAGCAATTGATATAATAGTGAGTTAATTATGCCAGTTATACCAGGAGGGGTTCGGGTTACAGGTTTTATTTGTCCGACAGATAGTACCGATATTTACCCAACTCACGACAGTATATATGGAAAAGGGGGATGGACCGTAGCTCTTGGTACGGTTGAACGCGATGCCATTCCAGTAGATCGTAGGGAATGGGGAATGGTCGTATACCTGAGTTCAACTGGAGACGCCTATCGATTACAGGATTCCGGTGATCATAATTTATCAAATAACGGTAACTGGGTTTTATATGTAGGTTCTTCTGGTCCTCCGGGGGTCATGGGCATGCCAGGTCCTCCAGGTCTAGATGTGGATGAACCAGACGAACCAATGATGATCCCAGGTCCTTTCGGTCCTTCTGGACCACCTGGTCCAACGGGACCCACCGTGGCTCCTGGATATGTGACACAACCGTTTTTAAATCAAACATCGGTAACCGTAACTCACAATCTCGGTTCTTATCCCGAAGTTCAAATTATAGATAGCACTTTAGCGGTTTTAATTCCATTAACAATAGTTCACAATTCCATTAATGATTTCACTGTAACATTTGCTGTTTTGACCAGCGGTACTATTATTGCAACTATGGGTGCCGGACCAGGTGGCCCACGGGGTCCTACGGGTCCTCCTGGTTTAGATGCGGACGAACCAGACGAACCAATAATGATCCCAGGTCCTTCTGGTTCGGTTGGTCCCGTTGGACCAAGTGGTCCAACATGGACCCCTGCATTTCAGGATCAAGCCTACAATGCAGGAGATTTTACAGCGAACGGATTAATGACATGGACCGTTGATGCTGGAGATCTGATCTGTTTTCGTTATTTTGTTGTTGGCAAGTTACTTTGGATAAGTCTAAGCGTATCAACATCGAGTGTTGGGGGAACATTAAACACAGATCTAAAAATAAAGATTCCTGGTGGGTATACTGCCAGAAATAACTACAGTCAGTTTAGTGCTTTATGTACCGATAATGGCGTTGCGGTAATTGCTGGTGGATATGTAATTGCCGGAACAAATCAAATCGTTATAAATAAGATCCTAGCGCCCTTAAATTGGTCCGCTTCGGTGAATGCGACTTATGTAAGTTTTGTTACAACGATGGAGATTCAGTAAGGGCGAGTATGAGAATAGATTCCTACAGGACGCAACTTTTAGCTGACCGAACTTACTATGTTAGAACGGATGGCAACGATAACAATGATGGATCTGCCGATGATGTAGCACATGCTTTTTTGACTATTCAGGCTGCATATGATCATATAATAAAAATTCTGGATTTATCGTATTACAATGTCACAATTAAGATTGGGGATGGTGTATATACATCCTCGACGGTTTTAAAACCATATGTATCCGGTGGGGGCCAAGTCAAAATAAAAGGTAATTTGTCGAATCCAGATAACGTTTCCATTATTACTTCCGGTCCTTGTTTTAATGCTATAGAAAACAGGCAATCTCCTGTTTGGGTTCAGGATATGAAGTTGAAATCTACCGCATCCTGGTGTCTTATCGCTGAGATTTTTGGTGCAATTTATTTTCAAAATCTTGTTTTTGATACTTCGTTTAGCGGTCATATTTACTGTATTTACGGTTCTTATATGGAGATGAAGGGGGACTACTCCGTAATTGGAAGTGCTCCGTATCATATATTTGTTGGAGATCAAGCCCAAGCCTTTATAAGCGCACACCAGATTACCTATTCTAATAATCCGGTGTTCTCGGCGACTAATTTTGTATGCGGTATTTTGTCAGAGTTGCAGTGCGCTGGTTTGACCTTTGTTAATGGAAATACAGTAACCGGTACAAGATATAATGTTTTTGGTAATGGCGTGTTGCAAACTAATGGGGGAGGAGCAAACTACATTCCCGGAAATTCGGCAGGAGGTTCATCTACCGGTGGACAGTGTATATGAGATATGCATTTCAACTGGGCCAAGATTTAATATCAACAGAGCATGGGGAACCGGGAGAAAGTGTTTTTTTCTTCGGCAAACTACCAACCATGGGCGAGCAACCTATTGACGTTTGTGTGTCACAATCATGGTGGAAGATGTTTCTTGTTAAAATCAAGAATATACTCATAAGAATTAGGAAAAAGGTATGCAAGGTTCACTTGGAAAAGTGGTGGTAACTACACCTGGACAACCGGTAAGGGCAACGATTAACTTACCAGATCCAGCCGAGCCGCTTTACGTTCATGCTTACGCAACACAGAGATTAAAAACAAACGTGGGGAATGTATATATTTCTCTTTCCCCCACCGATGATAGAATACCACTTAGATACATACTGGCTATTCTTGACCAATCTCAACCGTCTTTCAGTGCCGGGATAACCGTAGAATTGAATGGTACAAACATGGCAGAAGTTTATATTGATGCCGATAATGCAGGGGATGGGGTTATTATTCCTGTCCTGGTAGCATAGGAGAAAGTTATGGCCGAAAACGAATCATTACCGAAATCTGGTAAATCTACCGACTGGTTGGCTTATGCAGATAAAAAGTTATCAGAATTTAAAGCGTATCATGGTGCGCGAACTATTACAGGTCAACCAGCCAACCCAGGACCACTCCAAGATGATTACTCGAAACTTTTGTCTGACCATGAACTACAAGCTCGCAAGATGGGCATGGATCTTTTACGTAAAGAAAGAGCTGAGCAGGGTGCTCAAACGATGCAACAGTACAGAAAGGGTGGAAGGGTAAAAGAAACTGGACCCGCACTGGTACACAAAGGTGAGTCTGTTGTACGTAAAACTTCTAGAAAGAAAACTAGAAAGAGTTCGAGGTAGTTATGCCAGAGGGTGAATCAGGACAATTATCTGCTAATGTACCAGCCGTTGCTAATAGCGGTACTCCTATAGGGGCTGGCGGTTATCACAAAGGTGGAAGAGTTAAGAAAACAGGAGTGGCTAAACTTCATAAGGGTGAGGTTGTAGTTAGGAAACTTTCTCGTAAAAAGAATCGTAGATAATGGGATGAGTGTAAATTTTATATATCTTTTAAGTGATCCAAGAAATATGGAACCAAGATACGTTGGGGTAACGAATAATTTAAAACATCGCATGACTGATCATTTATATTTCGATGATAATACCTATAAAACTTGTTGGATTAAATCCTTGATTTCTAATAATTTAAAACCAATTGTTGAAATTTTGGAAGAATGTGACGATAATCAGCGAGAAGATGCTGAGAAGGCATGGATTTTAGGATTTAAACAAACAGGGGCCAAGCTAACCAATCTTACTGATGGTGGTGACGGAACGCCTGGCCGTAAATTTAGTGCAGAAGCGATAGAGAAAATGCGGGCTGCTAAGATTGGAAATAAAAATCCGTTCTATGGTTCTAGGCATCCAAAATCAAAATTGTCAGATTCTCAAAGAAGAAATATAGTAATGATGCACGCTCAAGGTGTTTCATGTGCTCGTATAGCAAAAATATTTAATGTTTCTTGTGACGCTATCCGTTTGACCGTTAATGGGAAAAGAGGAAAAAGTATCTGGGGTATTGACAAACAATGGTATTCTATAAGGGACGGCAAACTCCCGAGTGATATTGCCAAGGATTGAGTTTTTACTCATCCGCTCGATTCTTGGCAATATCCGAGGATTTATAGATGGCAAGAAAAAACAGAAAAACAATTCCATCAATTTCTACTCCAGATGAAGACTATCAGGTTCGGGATGATGCTGACAAAATTAGAAGGTATGCTGAGTTAAGGTCAAATAAAAATCGTCATTCAAAGGCAATGAGTAGAATAAAAACAGAACACAGCGCAATTATAGGCCTAGATGATGGAGATGAGACTACCGAGCAACCAAGAATGTTAGCAAGGGCTGGTAGAAAAGTTATGGCGAGGAATATAAGCCGTGCCTAAATTGGGACCAGGAGCTTCAAGAGAAGCCAAACAAGAACGAGTTCACGAAGAAATGGGTAAGTTTAAACGTGGCTCGTTACATAGTGGATCTAAAACAGGACCGGTTGTTAAATCCAGGGCTCAGGCAGAAGCGATTGCCCTTTCAGAGTCCGGTCAAGCAAGGAAAGATAAATCTAGAAAAACTTCTAGATCAAAGGGGAGAAGGTAATGAAAAAGAGCGATAAACACGAAGCAGCGGAATCGCCCTCAAAGGAAGCCAAAGAAGAAATGCTGTACGCAAGGTACCAGAAGCGTGGCAAGGCAAAAGGACGTAAGGCTTCTAGGATATATACCCGAAAGGGATAAGTAGACTTCTATGGACAAAATTCAAATGTCCAAAAAAGCTCTTGTTGGTGAACATGAGCATTTAGTAAAGACACTAAGAAAAGGAAGTCGAAAAGAACGACTTACCGAAGCCAAAGAACAGGCCTCGGAATTGAAGCAATATCGATCAGCTAAACGCGGTATGCGAAAAACTGATCGAAGTTAACGTTAACTTTAAGGAGTATTTAGATGGCAAAGAAAGATGCAGGAGCAGGTGGAAACGTAATTTTGGAAGGTCAGGATTACGAAGGCCATGGCGACAAAACGCAGCCAGCGGGAATTCAGTCCCCGGCAACATTTGCACCTTTGGCAACTGAAGCAAAGAGCGCAAACGTAAAAACGCCAGATCTTGGTAAAAAGGGTAAGGTAGAATAATGGCACTGCCTGGAATGGATCAGCCACCATTGCCTAGTCCAGATATCCAGACGCAGATGGGAATGCCACAAAAACCACCATCGGGTGGTGGGCTTGCTACCTTGGCGCAAAGAAATACTGCACCAGGGCCACAGGGGGCAGCTCTTGGGGCACCAAATCCGCATGGATTTCTTTTGGCTCAGGTGGACGCAATTAAAAAAGTTTTAGAGCAGATTGCGGGTACGGAACCATTATTCGCTCCGTTTGCCCAGAAGGCTCAGCAGATTATTGATACAGGAGTGTCAGCCGTTAGCACTGCTCCAACTGGTGGGGCAACACCAGGACGTGGACCGACAGAAGCCGGTACCGCTGGTCCTCCCCCTCCACCTCCGGGTACTGGGGGCGGGGTTCCGCCACTAGGGTAGCCATTAATCCAACTGTTGGATACTAATGGACTCGGGATTGTATAATTGAATGAGTAAGAGGATATATTATGCCACTCTCAGCGGAACTCGAAAAACTTCTGGGTTTGATTACAGATCCAGTTGAACGAGAAGCGAGAAAGAAAGAACTAACCGAATTGTCCGATAATGGTTTGCGTCAAGCTGACTATTCTCGTAAGATGAATGAAGCCAATGTTACAAAAGCGGAGCACGATGCACAGCATGCAAAAAACAAGGAATGGTTTTTTGGTAACCCAAACAAAGGAATTATGGGTGCCAAGGATCAATTTGAAAAGGCCCAGGCCGATTTAAGAGCTGCAAATGAACGTGTTGCTGCATTGGAAACCGTTCATGAGTCCGGTTTGGAATCACCGGCAGAAGAAGCAGAAGTTAAGAAGCAGTTAGCTGCAGCAAGAAAAGATTTTGAGACTGCCAATAAAAGGCTTGATGGTTTGTCAGGAGCAGTTGAATCAGTTAACGCAATGATCAAAGAAGGCAAACTTATTACACCTGAAAAATTCGAAGAAGAAATTAATAAACGTGGTGATGCCCTTGGTGCTGCTTTACTAGATATTATCGATCTTCAGAATAAGCACAGACAAGAATTCGGTACAGATATTGATCGAAAGAATTTAATTGAAGAAGCTCATAAGCGCGGTGGTAATTTAGCACAAGCTTATGAGGAAGTAACTAAAGAAGCTCGTGCTGTTAAACTTCGTAAAGACATTGAAATCGAAGTTGAAGCAAAGTACAAGGAAAAGCTGAGAACCCAGAATATTCCTTATGTTGAAGGTGGGGAACCGGTTATCGGACCACTACAACAGAGACTTCAGAAAAAAGGAACTGGAATTCCTGATGAAATCGAAGCCGATGGATCTGGCCGTTTAGGTACTCTTGCTGGACAAGAGCTTCGTGCGGAAGGAAAGTTTTAATTGTAATACAGAAGAGGATGACCAGGGCTATCGGTTATTCTCTTCTGGGGCCTAACTCCTAGCGTTACCCGAACCGGTGATGGGAAGCCATAAAGGCAGAGCCCAGAGTTGGAAGGTAAGACAAGCAGAGGTAGATGCCAATTGTGAATGGTTGAAATATAGCCATTGAAGCCCAATAACATTTGCGTTTGTTTGTTTTTATCAACAACTTAACTTTAACCTTAGGAGGTTAAATTTATTTATGCCTTTAACATGGGACGATATTACTGGTAAAGTTAACAAGCACATTATTCCGCGCTTAGTGGATAACGTGTATAAAAGCTCACCAGTTTTTACCCGCCTACGTACAAGGAATGCAGAACGATTTGAAGGTGGTACGAGCATTCGTCACCCAATCGCATTTGCTGAATTGAACGGTGGTGCGTTCCAGCGTGGTGGAACATTTAACATCAGTTACGTACAAACCGATACAGCTCTTGAAGTTGTACCAAAGTACTACTATGTTAATATCACCTTGTTTGGAACCGACAACGTGCTTGCTCGCGGCCCAGAAGCTGCGATGAATTACGTTGAATCCAAGATGGTTAATGCCAGTGGTAAAATGGCCAAACTTCTTGGTACGGATATATTTTTGGATGGAACCGGAGTGAATTCCGGAACTATCAATCTTGATGGTTTCGACCAGGCGTTAGATAACGGTGGCCTTGGAGGATATGCCTCTTATGGTGGAATTACCCGTACCGATCTTGGTGTACCAGCAGGTACTAATAATCAAGGAATCAATTCATATGTAAATACACTACCTATCTTCAACATGCAGGCTATGCAGCTTGCCTATGGTGCAGCGTGGTTTGGTAATGAACATATTGATTTGATCGCAACCACACAGTTGATTTGGAACTTGATTTGGAACAAGATCCTTCCGCAGCAAAGATTTATGGAAGAATCTACTGATGTTGCCAAAATCGGATTCCAGTCATTGCGTTGGAATGGTGCTTCAGTTACGGTAGATCAGTACTGCCCAGCCGGAAAGATTTTTGGTTTGAATACCAAGTATATCCAGTTCTGGATCAGCACTTTACCTAAATATCAGTTTGGCTTCACAGGTTTTAAAGAAGCTCAAAATACTGATGATGTTGCAGGTCAATACCTATTTGCCGGTAACATCTTGATTCCAGCACCCCGTTTGTTCTTCAAACTTAACGGCGTGGTAGCATAAGAGGAGAAGAATATGACAGACGGACTATATACCTTTGGAACGTTAGAAACTGTTGAAATTCCTCAGGGTGGACCTGGTTTGGCCAATAACCCAAAACCACTATGCCCTATTGGAGTACTGTATCGTCACCAAGGCAATGTTTATCGTTATGTGCATTATGTTAACCCACAGGGTACCGGTAATGTCGGTGATAATATGTGGTTAGCTGATGCCGAATACTGGTATGCTCTTGATCCAGTAAAGGGTATCTTTGATGTATGCCCAGATTCAGATGATAGTATTGCCGGCATCAACGCATTGGCAGGAATTGGTAGACTTCCTGATCCAGGAGTGGATGTAGGTAACTATACATTTATCCAGGTTGGTGGTATTACACCGGTTAGATTAACCGCTCCTGCTAATGCAGGTGACAAGATGATTGGTAGTGCTGCTATATTTGACGCAGCAAGTATCGCTCTTGGAGCAGTGGTAACTGATTGTGTGTTCGGTGTGATTATCGAACCAACAGATCCATCAACCGGATATACCATGGTTCTATTACAGAACTTGATTTGGTAAGGGGGTGAAACCATGGGTGTCTTAACCCCTTTTTATTCCAGGAAATTGAATCTGGGAAATATCGATGGTGTTGTAGCTGTGTTTGTTGCGGTAAGTGATGGAGATACATTTGAAACCGGACTATCAGTGGTTGAACATGTTAGCGTTAATTCATTTTCAGCTGCTTCGGTAGTTGGTGCGGTATTGCCATCAACGCCACCACCAAGTGGAACTATTACATTTGACGTAGCTGGATTTCCAACACCAACAGTATCAATTATAGCTTACGGATTCAACTAGTCTTTATGGGCCGGAACCTAAACAGTTCCGGCCTGTTCTATAAGAGTGGAACATGCCATACACTGGACCAACTCAACCCTTAGCGGGCGGAGCGATGGTACAGGAGAATTTTGTCCAGATGGTGGACCATGTTCTCTCGTACAATCCTGATTGCCCAGCTCAGCTAGCAAAGCGTAGGCTAAATACTCGTTTGCGTCAAGTACAAGATCGCAGAATGTGGGGCGGTCTTCTTGTGCGTGGAGAGTTGTCCGTTCCTGCAGCATACCCTATTGGATCAGTAGACGTTACTAGGGGTTCTAATATAGTAACTGGCCATAGTACATTATGGCCAGTAGACGATTTGGTGCCACTTACTACTGTATTGTCTACGGCTATCACACTTCTTGGTGAATATCAAGATGTTTATCCTAGCTCAATGGTTAACATTGATACCGGAGATTGGGTTCTATTTGACGATGGAACACCATCGATGGAGCCAGTTCTGGTTATATCAGCCGGGCCAGCCAGTTTTAAAGCGAAACCAAGAATTGCCCATTCCGTTGGATGTACTATAAGTAAGTCGTCTCTGGTTAGACGACAGTTTAGGCTTGGAACCGTAAGACCATTCTATAACATAAGAGCTGTTACTTCATCTCAACAGCTTATACTAGATCTTCCATATGGACATCCAAGCGCTCTTGGTTCTAATTATAATATAGTACAAGTTTATGTTACATTGGGACAAAACCTACGAATGGTTTGGTCAGTGGTTAATACAGCACAGGGCTGGAGACTACGACTTAACATGCCACAGGAAGTCTTAAATACATACGATACCTGGCGACAAACTACTGGATGGGTATATATGCTTAATGATTATGTTCCAGACGAGATTGGCAGGTTTCAGTATGAACTTTATCCAACCCCAAGTATGGAACAGGGGTTCCCATATTTGGCCTATCGCACAGTAGATAATATGGTTGATGACGAGGATACCCCACCACCAGCTATCCCTTCTCACTTGCTTGTTGATGGAGCGATTGCGGATGTCATGATGTTTAATCGAAAGAGTCCATATTATGATCCCACCCTCGCTTCAGCGTTTGCTCAACAATTCGAACTAGACTTACAAGCGGCTGCGATTTCGGATGATAGTTTGTATATGCAGAATCTTCAGTGGGCTTTCAGTCGTTATCCTTTTACTCAGCACGGAGCCGCATATTGGCAAGCGCACGATGTAGATTCTGTCTTCGGATATACTTAGAAATAAAGGACTTATGGGTACTTTGAAATCAAATTTCATCTATGTTAACTGTGCCGTTTTCTTGCCGTATTTCGATATTGTCAGTATACCCAATATCTTTTTTGTATCCATGTTTAGTTTCAGTGAACCATCCGGTTTTTAGTCTATGGTGTTCCTTTGCATGGCACATAGGGCACAGGAGTAAGATATTGGCCGGATTGCCATTTCTTGGATTGTGATCAATGTGATGAATAACCAGAAGGTCGGTAATTTCCCCATACTCACAATTATCACATTTTTGTCTAGATTGAAGAGTTTGATCTCTTTGTGGTTCCCTAGCCGTTGGATATCCATCAGGACTAATAATCCTGCTTCTCCTACTAGCCTCAATTCCACAAGCATAAGAACAGGTAACCCGCCGCCCGGATTCAAGATCTCCAGCCGTTGTTTCATATTCAGATTGGCAAATTGGACAAATTCTTTTTACCCACCCAGTTCTTTTTGTTCCTGTCATTCTATGCTTCATCTCACATGTTTTGCTGCAATAATTATGTCTGTCTTTGTACTTTTCAGCAACTACGATTTCTTTCTGACACCACAGACACCGCTTTGTAATTCTTGTAGTTCTTGTAACGTTGGCGTAGTGTCCGAATATGTATTTTCTGTCAATTCTTTTAACTGGTTGACCACAACCGCAAGCACAAAGCGGCTTTGGAGAATTTTTAATAGCAAGATCCTCCTCTATAGAAATTTTATTGACATTCCTTGGGGCTCTAAGATCGCCAACCTCATGTCTTTTTTCCCAAAGTGTATTAGCAGCCCTTTCAGCCCTAGAACGATTAGAGCATGCCATACTGCAAAATTCACGATATGGCATTCCGTTGTGTTTAATATATGTTTCGTATTCGGTCTCACATCCGGGACATTTTCTCATAATTCTATCTTGTGTCATAATTCCATCCTTTCAAAATGTATTATATCATAGGAGCCGCCACATGTCAAGTAAAAACATACCAAAGATCTTAATAGCGGTACCGGTTTATCATTCTGTCCAACCAGAACCATTTATCCGTTTTTTAATATTCTCACAATACACTGGTTACGCAGAAACTATTAGAAAGTATGAAGTTAGATGGTGTGTGCCAGGTCCAAAAATGAAAACAATTATAGCCAGAAATACAGCCTCACATACTGCCATAGAGGGTGGTGCAGACTTTCTTTTGCTTATTGATGATGACATGGTTGTTGTTCCAGGCCTCATCGATAAACTGCTAGTTCATGATGTTGATATAGTATCGCCATTATTTTTTAGATCAACCCCGCCAATTGAACCGTTAATATTTGATATTGATGAACTAGGAAACTACGTTCCGATATATGACTATCCAGAAAATGCTTTATTTGAAACACCGGGTGGAAGCGGCACTGGTGTGATGTTGATCAAGACAGAGGTACTAAAAGCGATGGATATACCCATCTGGGGAGGCTCTGCTGGTTTGCCCTATGGTGAAGATGTGGAATTTTGTAAGCGGGCTCGTGAACTCGGATTTCGATCTTGGTGTGATAGCTCTATTAAGATAGGGCAAATGAGTTTGCCAGTATCGGTTGGGGAACAGCAGTATCTGGTATTGACAGAGAAGGTGTAGAATTAAATTGGGGGATTGGTACGTTGATTGGCTCAAATAACAATATATGGTGGCGAAACAAATCAACCACAAAAGATTAAAGTATTTCACGGGTCCGGTCCACCATCTTTCGTAGAAGGTGCGACCGATGGTGATTTTTATCTTGATGTTGATACCGGAAATCTTTATGAATTGGAATGGATAAATCATGGCATGGAGTGAGATTACAAATATAAAGGGACCGCAAGGTGACACGGGCGATAAAGGTGATACCGGTGATACCGGAGTTAGGGGGGCGACCTGGTTTACTGGGGCTGGCGTACCCGACGTGGTTCCGGGATCATTGGCTGGAGATCTTTATTTGGATACTGATAATGGAAATGTCTACAAGTTAGCATAATATGAGTTGGGATTTTCAGATATCCTTCCGTCTTCCCATTAGACAAGTTGAGATTGATTTCGGTGTATTGGGAGTTTCTGAGGCTGAATTTACCGTGGTCGATGTATTGGTTTGTCCAACATCGAAGATTACCGGTTGTGTGGCCTATGAAGCTCCAACAGGAAAAGATCTGGATGAACTTGAAATGGATGGACTAGACTTAAAGTTTGGACCGGGGACTGGCGAGTTAAAGATCTATGCCAGAGGGATCGACGGATATGTGGCTGATAAATTCAAAATTAATTATGTGGTGGATTAAGGAATAGGGATGGCTCTCATAAAGAGTGGTGACAGTACTGACATTCTCAAAGTCGATCCTGTTAGCAAAGCAGCCAGAACAACACTTTACAGCACTGATGGAATTGAATTCTCCCCCGGACAAAAAGATATGGCTGCAAGTATACCGGTCGTTCTTGCTTCGGATCAAAGTTCTATTATTTCCAAGATTGTTGATTCCGACGGAGATACAATCGAGGTTACCGAAAAGGGAAACCAGGGGACTTTTGGGTTATCCGTACAGGAAATGAAGGACGCTGGGCGGAGTCAGGTTTGTCTAGTCTGGGAGGAAATGGCTGGTACAGCCGCCGTGGAATCGGCTCTTACGAATTTCACCAGTGGAACTCGTGGGTGTTCCGTTCTTGGAGCGGGCAATTTCCTACAAGTTTCACCAGGTAAAACTCTAAGGATTCAACAGGTAAGTGTCTACGTTAAGGCAACTGGTACAGTTACCAATTTAGCGAGATTCCGTATCCGTCAAGCAATCCCAATTTTAAACAGTAGTCCGATTATATTCGATGTTGTTTTGCCTGGAAGTTCCGCTGGGGCCGTAACAGCCGGTGCAGGAGATGTTATCTGCATTCCGATACCTGATGGACTTGAAGTGGCAACTGGACAACAGATTACCTTTACGTGGTTTACAAGCGCAAATACTTGTACGGTGGGAATGACAATCATAGGTTATGAATATTAAAAATATTGACAAGCAATGATATCATAAGTACAGGAGATTAATAATGAGAAAAGAAGTCCCAAGAGAACAATGTCGTCCAGATCCTGAATTTAACCAAGAGCCTACGGGGCATATTCCACCCGAAGGACGTTCTCCGGATGATCCATCCATGGCATTTCGTGTACCTGATTGTGGTGTTAAAGCTGGTGGTGAATTCATAACTCCATTCATTCTTGATGATGAGGATCTTCCGACAAAGCCTGATTGTGAACGTAACAGACAGGGATTTTAAAGACGATTAAATGTTTGTATTTTTGGAGAAGGTTATTGAGTCCACAAACCCAGAACCATTGTCTCCAGTATCACTAATAATATCTCAAGCGATCATTCAGGCTAAGCGTAGCAATGACAACGTAGTTGAAATTAGTGATAATTCCCTGGTGTTAGGAAAAGGTATTGAGTTGGTTAAACCCACTGATGATGTTCAGCTTCCAAGTGTTACAATTGGAGCGACTGGTGTTGGAAACAACTTTGACTTAAAAGATTTATCCATCTTGGGAAGCATTGATGACGGAGTAAATATTTTATATGAAATTTATTAGAGGTATATAAATGTTTAAACTATTAAAGAAAACTCTTGGTTCGGCTAACGCAGAACCATTGTCTCCAGTAAATATAAAATGCTCATTTGCTATTATTCAGGCCGACCAGAATAATCAAGGCGGAATCGAAGTTGGAGATGACACCCTATTAGCTGGTAATGGAATTCTTATAATTCCATTCTTTATGTTTGGTTACGACAGGATCGAACTTAGGGCCTATGGTGTAGGTAATAACTTAGACCTTAATCAAATCTACGCTGTTGGTACGACTGGTGAGAGCGTTAATGTTCTATATGAAGTATTCTAGGAGCTATCTAGATGTCTAAAATTGTAACAGATATTGGGTTGGCAATTGTAACTAGTCGCATCAAAGGTCTTGGTACCGAACCTCTTTATATTGGTTGGGGTATTGGGACAACGGTTCCAGTTGCTGGTGATACCGATCTTGAGACTGAAGACACAACTGGAGGTTACGTAAGAGCAACTGGCGTAAGTGCGATTATAACTATTTCGGTTGCTGGTGATACATATCAGATTAGTGGGTCTCTTACCGCCTTGGCCCCGCTACAAATTACAGAGTGGGCACTTTTTGATAATGTTGCTGGTGGAAATATGCTTTGCCGGGAAGTCCAATTACCAGGAGTTACACTGGGCTTAGGTGATATTTTAAACTTTGTATTTAAGTTCCAGGATGTTAGGGCTTAGGAGTAATGTATGTCTCGATTTGAAACTTTAAGTTTTACAAGCGCATCCATCCCCAATGGAAATTCACTTGTAATAGACGAAGCAATTCCGGTAAATTATATTAATGTTCATAAAGTAAAAGTAGTTCCAAGTGCTGGTACCGGTACTAGTCAGGTGGGAATTTTCAAGAGATCAACCGCACTTGCTGTGGATTGTGTATACAATACTCTTCCGTTTTCAGGAGATCTTATCGATCCGGTTCTTAACGATGGGGTTTCCCCACCGGTAGAAGTTAACGAAGGGTTTCTGTTCCCATATGAAGATCTTGATAACTATTCTAATTTACATATCTCGATCACAAATAACGGAGGTCTTGCGCAAACGTATGATGTAACAATTATCTACGAACAAAGAGGAAATCCACCACAGACCATTCAGACGTTTATCGAATTCGTTGATCCTTTATTCTGGATTCCCATATATCCACAATCCGCACTTGGAACACTTGCATTTAATGGTAGTAATCAGGCTGTTATGACTAGTGCTAACAATACTCCCAATGCTGGTGGTTTTATGGGAGTGGCAAGCAGATTTGGTCTTTATCCAGATCCTGCTACACAGCAAATTAAGCTAAGGGCAAAATTTATCAATATGAAACTTCCGGTGAGAGCCGCTCCTAATCAAGATCAGTACTGGGGTATATTTGTAGGAAGCGTTGGGATTACCCTTTGGGGAGCAGTGGTTCATGTTGATTCTTCTAATAAACTGAAACTGATGTACGAAAATATTGACAGTGGAGCGATATATTCTACCAGTGTGTCTCTTGGAATATCGCCAATTACTTCATCCCTAGAAATTGAATTAACTTTTGGTGGTGGTAATGGTAAGACTTTTGGAATACTTACATTCGATTATAATTTAGATGGAGCGGGTTGGAATACATTGGCCGTTGGAACTGGTAGTTTTGACCTGGTTGATGCTTATGTGGCAGGATTGAGATTTTTTGTCGGATGTCTTGCTGCGGGAGCGAATACAAATACATATGGAACCCTAAGTGAGGTTGAGATTGAAGAGGGATTATCATATGTTGCTGAATAGGATACTTCATGTCTAGATATACCACTCTCTCGTTTACTACCGCACTAATTTCTGGTGGATCGTCACTAATGATCGACCAGCCTATTGCTTTAGATAATATAGATATATACAAAATAAAAATTGTTCCCAGTTCTGGTGGTGGAACAACCGAAGTAAGTATATTTAAACGAACAACCGGATTATTGGGGGATCTTGTTTATGGAACAACAGCATTTGATGGTACTATTGTTGATCCGGCAGATAATGATAATTCTGGTGTTTACCTAGAAAGAGGAGAGGGTTATGTTTGTGCATATGAAGATCTTGATACTAATCATATGCTTCATATTAAAATAACCAATAATGCAGGTAGTGGTAGAACCTATAATATAACGATTGTGTATGAAGCATCGGTTAATCAATTTACATACGTAAAGACATTTACTGATTTTACTGACCCATTAGATTGGACCCCAGTATATCCGCAATCTGGATATGCGCATGTGTCATTTCCAGGATTGGGAACCTTACGTATTGCACAAGGAGCACATGCTCCCAATGTTGGAGGAATAGCCGGAGTAATTTCTAATTTTAAGGTATACCCAGATCTTGTATCGCATAGTATTGATATGCATTTACTATCTGGTTTTTGTACATGGAGTAACCCCACCGCATGGAATTTAGATTCGTATTCTGGTATGTATTTAATAAGTCGTGGTAATATTATATCTGGGTGTGGTTTAGCAACGGGGTTAATCCTACTTCCAGCTCCGTCTATTTCCGTGTGTGGATGTATAGTAACAAATATCGATTCATATGCTGCAGCCGTTGCTTCTGCCTGGGGGATTCCCGCTGATCCACAGCAAACCCTTGAAATGTGGGGAAGATGGCAAGGTGCGTATCCTAGTGGAACTCACTTTGCAAGTCTTAAATCTTTTAGTTTTATTTACACAGATAGCCTTATGCCGATACCACGCTATATAAGTGCAAGCGCAGTAAATACCGGCCATGATTTTCACGATGGATATTATGCTGGTTTCCGTGTATTTATTGGGATGTTTGGAAGGGGTGCGGATTCAAACATTATGGCGGTTTTGGAGTTTGATATTTCTAAGGGAATTCTTGTTTACAAACCATGGAAATAAATAATGCAAATACTTAGAACATTCCCAAGAAGAGGTCAATATAGAAAGGCCCCGTTTGAGTCAGAGATACCTACGGATACCAACAGGTCTGCTCCTCTTCCATTCTATACACTTGGTGGTGGTGGTTCTTCCGTAAGTTCTATTTATAAAATAAAACAGATAATGCAAACCATGGTTTCTAAATCTGGAACGCAAAGTGGTGGATTAGTTATTCCTGGCTGTTCTCCGGTACCTAATCAGTTTTGTGTACCGGTAGCAACTGTGATAGTTTCTCCGAGACCTAGCGCTACTGTAAGATGCGCAATCTCGTAAGGGGTTAAGTTATGGACTTGTCAATATATCGTGGAGATACCGTAACCTTGAATATAGTGGTTAGTGCGTCTGGTGCGGCGTTTCCTTTAACTGGATGCCAGATGTGGTTTACGGCTAAATGGACCTATTCAGATCCGGACATATCCGCGATTTTCCAGAAAACAATAGGCTCTGGTATTACGATTACAAATCCCCTTTTGGGAATGGCAACTGTTGTTATAGACCCAGCTGATACTTCTGGATTACCACCGTCCAAGGTTTTGCTTGTTTGGGATTGTCAGGTTGAAGATTTCAGTGGAAATGTCTTTACTGTTGCATCGGGCAATATTATTGTTATACCGGATGTGACAATTACTATATAATGAAAAATGGCACTTGCAAACGAGATTATAGATCAGTCAATCAGAAGACTTAACGAACTATCTATAACTGCGCCAGTTCATTGGACTAGACCCGAACTACTTACCTTTTTGAATGATGGAATTTCCGAATTAAATCTTCTATCTCAAGATCATCAACTAACAGTTCCAGTTACGGTTGATAATACTGCGGTAGTATGGGATCTTCCTTCTGGAGTTATAGCTCCATTATCAGCGAGATTGGGAACTATATGTTTGGTAAGGGAACCAATTGAAGACTTGGACAAAGAAGCTAAGTGGGAAGATCCTTCTCTTGCTCAAAGAGCCCCAAAGATATGGTGTCCGCTTGGTCTTTACAAAATGGTAGTTTATCCTAGATCGCCAAGCACTAAGACAATTAACGTGGAAGTCTTAGCTGAACATACAGCCGTGACAGATGCCGCAGTAGCGCTGCCAATAAGGCCAGAATATGAGCGAGCACTTGAAGATTATATGGTATCAAGGGCTATGTTTAAAGAAGGTGGAGCGGAATTTCAACAGGGTGTTACTTATTACAATAGGTTCCTAGATGCAGTACAGCAACTTAGTGGACGTAATATACTACGTGCCTACCCACAATGGGATGTCAAAGAAACTAAGATTTCGGAAACTACTCTTCGTGAAGGTGCTGAGTTACCAGGGGGTGGCAAGTAATGTCTGTTACAGTGGCAGATTTTCTGCAAAGAGTAGCAATAGACCTTCAAGAAAACCCGGCATCTTTTCCTCCTGGGGCAAACAATCTTTGGAATTTAGCCGAAATGTTGGATTACATTGATTACGCAGAGCGGGATTTTATGCGCAGAACCGGAATAAGAAAAGATGACGTTACAGTACCAATTGCTCCTGGTAGTGTCGTTTTGTTTAACAAACCAGTGGGGGTAATGGACATCGAAAGAGTGTCTTTCGATTATAAGAGATTGCGTAGAGTAAGTACATGGGATCTTGAACGAGAGGATCGAACTTGGAGAACACACCCAAACGGGTCTCCAAATTACTACCATGAGGATCATTTACCAATTAATCAATTTGAACTTGATCATGTACCGGTACAGGGGGGATCATATCGAATGTTCTGCGATACATTGCCACCTGAGCATACTACCAATCTGAATGAATTAATCGCGGTAAATGATTGCTGGGAACCTTATATTAGATGGGAGGTTGTATCGTTGGCATTGGGAAAAGATGGGGATAACCAGGATACCGTTAGATCCTCATATGCTCATCAAAGATATTTATTAGGAGTAGCCCTAGCGAAACGTTTTGTACTTGGGAATTCAGTAGTTAAATTCCCAGAGGTGTAAAGTGCCAAGAGATATTCAGTCGATTCCCATAACTTTTAGCAATACCGGGATTGTATTAAAGTCCAGTCCGGATGAAATTCCGATTACTGCCTACAAGGCATTGATTAATGTTCAGACCGACCGAGAAAATACAGTCTCTGTACGTCATGGATTTGCACGATTAAATAACGGATTACCTTCCCCTCCATATGCATTCTATTTTTTAAAAGACCAGAATGGTCGTCAGTGGCGTTACGCTATAACCGGCAACCAGCTTTATGTGGCACCGGTATTAAATCCCGGTAATCCTGCTATCTGGCCTCTTATACTGGGTAATGATTTCGGTGCTGTTGTTGGGGGATCTGGATTATCAGCCGGTGTAGATCCAAGACCGTTCTGGACAACATATAGTTTGTCTGGATATGAAATGAAGCCATATATGTTCATGGCTGACGGAACGCAGTTTTTAAAACATTCTGGTGGTCTTGGCAATGCAACTAGAATTGGAATTCCAAAACCCGTTAATCCAATAACATCGATAACATTAGAACCGGCTACATTGGTTGATATAGAATTATTTGAAAACTATTTAGATTGGACAGTTGATAATTCTATCGTGGCGCAAGTATCTCCTGGTGAGGTTGGTGATGGAATATCAATTAAGATTACTGGGGACAAGACAGTTGGTGGGGCATACAAATCAATAACAGTTGGTGGTTACCCAACTATTATTGATTTAGATGTTCTTGACGTAGATGGCATTATTGAAATGTGGATGCAGTTTCCTGATGATACTTCAGCCCTTAACTGTTCTGAGATTGTTGTAACTTTTGGCCTAAGCACTACCATTGGTGATACCGGTTTCCAAACTAGATTTGAAAAATCTGTATCTCCAAGTGCCTTTGAAGCAGCAAGTCAGGTTGGCTCTACCGGAAGAACCGAGACGTATGATACTGCCGTTCCTGGTTCTGGCGATTCATTGGCATATAGAAGAGTTGGGGATGAGGAATACATCGATCCCGGAGACTACAATCAGGTTAATCAATTTAACACTGGCCAACCGACCGAAATGCGACCCGGTACTGGTATATGGAATAGAATACGTGTTAAAAAAAGTGAGTTTACGCGAGCAGGAGAAAGTGCATTAACAAATCCACTTTTAAATTGGGACACCGTTGCAGCTATAAGAATAGATATCAAGAACATAGATTCAGCTATTGGTTCAAAAGATTGCACTATTTATTTTGATGACTTTACCTATCTTAGGACCGGAAGACTTATAGGGATAGATTATCAGTGGGTATATACGTATTACAATTCTCTAACTGGAATAGAGAGCGACTACGCTGATCCAATTGGCGTTCCTTATCCTGGAGCAGAATATGATCAATATAGACTTACATTTCCGGCTTGTCCAGCCATAACCCCACCGCTCGCAGATCCGGATACAATTAGAATTTATCGACTTGGTGGAACGCTGGCGCAGTATCAACTTGTAGAAGAAGTAGCCTATACTCCTGGAATAGTCCCTCCCGATTATATTGACGACAAGGCCGATTCTATACTTGGAATTGTACTTGAGACGGACAACCAGTTGCCGCCAGATAATGTTAAGGGAGTTGTTTTATATGATGATAGATTGTTTACATGGGGTGGTAGTGTAACACCTATTACCGGTCCAGCTGTTCTTGAGCCGCCTAATAGATTAAGATTTTCTAAGGGAGTAAGGATTGAAGAATTCCCTGTTGATAACTTTTTGTATGTTGGTACCGGTGCCGAGGAAATACAGAACTGCATAGAATACGATGGTGAATTATTTGTTTTTACTTTGACAAGGGTATATAGGGTTATAGGGAGCAACGGTGTTTATCGTGCTCTCAGCACATCTGTTAATCAGGGATTGAAGTCTCCCCATGCTTTGGCGAAAGGTATTAGGTCTATTTACATGTATGCTTACGATGGCATATATGAATTTCCAAGTGGTAGAAAGATAAGCGAAGTAATAAATCCTATATTCTTCGGACAAACCACAAATGAGATACCTCCGGTTGCGGCTGGAAGAGAATATCAAACCGCAATGGCATTTTGGAACAGCAAAGTATATTTTTCATATCCCAGAACAAGTGATCCGGATATAACCAACGATGGTATTTTGGTCTGGGATACCATATATGAAAGATGGCATTTTTATCTATATGGGGCTCAAGATCTATTTATGGAGCCTGAAAACAATATACTCGTTGGTGGAAATTTAACTCAGTGGGATTCTATAGTCGCTGGACTACCGTCTAATTTCCATTATTCTGGGGCATGGCCCATGGTGTTAGAATCAGGATTTGCGGATCAATGCCAACCTCCCGATAACTTTAGAGGTATATTTTGGGTAGTTGATACCAAAGACTACGATCTTGGAATGCCAGATCAGGAAAAAAGATTTTTTGATTTTGTGGTAGATGCAGATACCCAAGGAGAACAGCTTAATATAGAAGTTGCATTGGATATTCCAAATTCCGATACAACTGCACTTCTTCCTCCATATGAATCTATTGGAATCGTGCAAACAATAGGAAGGCAAAGAACCGTTCTTCCAACTCCACTAGGGGAGGGAAATAGCGTGCTTGCAGTTAGGGTTGCATTGAGAATTTTGGCTCAGACTCATCCTAGCGCAACTGCATCTACCAGGTTGTTTAAGGTTACACATAGGATACTTCCCGAGCCATTAAGGCATAGAACCTTTGTTACCGATTGGAGCGATTACGGGTCCCCTGGTCCTAAATATTGGCGTGAACTATGGGTTGAACTTGATACATTTGGGCAGGCATTGGATTCTATAGAAGTTCAAACGGATCAAGGAATAGGACAGGTGATTAGTCCCGTTCCGGCAGTAACTGGTCAAACCAGATTATTTTTTGGTTTATTACCTGATATTCGCGGTACACTCGCTAGATTAAAGTTTGTGCCACGAGGAGGCAATGAGGTTAAGGTTTATACTCACTCGTTCCAGTTTATTCCAGAACCACCATTGGTCAATGCATTTCAAACTCCGTGGAGCAACGAAGGTTGGCCATATCCAAAACTATGGAAAGAAGTGATCCTGGATGTAGATACAAATCTTACACCGACAGACTTTAATTTTTGGGTAGACAATAAAATTGTTGATACGTTTTCGGTTAAAACAAACGGTAGGGAGCGAGTAACCCATTCATTACCAAAAGATATATTTGGTAAACTAGGGCGTATTACTGTAAATGAACCGATGTTTGATCCTACATGTTGTACAATACAAGGGATAAGACCTTACAATACCGAATTTGTTACAGACAAGGAACCGGCAGATGTTACGTTTTCAGATTCATACGATCAGTTATTCTCGTATGACCGTTTGAAGGTTATACGTAAATTCTGGGTTGCTATGAAAAATCCAGACTGCGATGTAACGATGCAGATTTATGTCGATGAGGTTCTAAAGACTACCAAGATTATACCCCAGGACCAAAGAGCAACCGGATTCTCAAAAAGAAGAATCGATGTAGAGAGTGCAATCAAAGGTAGGTTGATACGTATATTTTTTAGTGGAGTATTTCCATTCCAACTTTATTGGGAACGCAGTGAATGGGAAATTAAGGACTGTAATGCTGAAGACGGTTATCGTCGTGAACGAATGATACCTCCGCAGACTATGTAATTATGAGTGAATTCTATCAGATAGCATTAGACAACAAGAACGATAAAGACTACGTAAAATGGGAAAAGCTTAACTTTATCCTTCGCCGTATATTTGATGCTATTGGAAATCTTACTGGTAGCCATGGAACTATTATCAATGAGAATTCCATGGACATGAGCGGTAACCCGATCATAGATGGCCCCATACAAAAAACTGCTAAACAAACAGACTTTATAACCAAAAGTTATCTTAGTTCCCTGGAATTTGGTCGTCTTATTCTTAGTTTGATTTCTTCTGTTGGAAGCACTCCACTTCAGATAACCGGATCACCGGGTACGCCGTCTAGTGGTGGGGGGGGCGGGGGCGTACCCTTAACAAGGCTTATTACGGCTATTGCCCCTATTACTGGTGGTGGGGATTTAAGTGCTGACAGAACTATAGGATTGAATCAGGCTGGAATTACACACGGAAATCTAAGTGGTCTTGTTAGTGATGATCATCTTCAGTATCTAAATAGAAGCGGTATACGAGAAATGACCGGAGCGTTTAAGCCAGCAACAATTATTACACTTGTTGATGCTGCTACTGTTGCAACCGATGCCAGTCTTGGAAATACTTTCGTTGTAATATTCGGCGGAAACAGATTGCTTGGTAACCCAACCAATCCAACTGACGGACAACGTATAATTTGGCTTATATACCAAGATGGCACTGGAAACAGAACGATATTGTTAGATAGTAAGTTCGCAGCTGGCATTGATACCCCACCGATTATACTTAGCACGGACCCTGGGGTAATGGATATTTTTACAGCCTTCTATGTTTTAGCTCGTGATCAATGGATTATTAGTGGGTTTCTAAAAGGATATTAATATGTCAGTACCAGTATTTTTGAATTTCGCCCCATTGTATTCCGAACACATAAATATTATCGGTGATGGAGCGGACCACGGCACACAGAGAATAATAGATTATGTTTATGATTTATTGGTTACCGCTGGTGGATGGGCGCATTCCGCTGCTCATGGAAGTTCTCCAAACACATTCACCACTCCTGCAGATCCCGATGGAGCCGGTAGACAAGTAAAAATTACAATGACAGTAGTTGACGATGCCACCCTAACATGGACTGTTGTGGATCAAAATACTAACACTCTTTGTACTAGGGTAATAGTAATAGATGCTGCAAACGGAAATACCGTTCAGATATTCGGATCACCATTCTATTGTTGGGTTTGTGTATATAGACCAACACAGGCTATTCCAGAATTCGCAATTGCTGGTTATTTAGATCAGACCCCAGAAGCACAAAATAGCAATCCAAATCATGGATGCTATGGAGACGCCGGGAGGATTAATACTGGTCCTGGATATACATATAGAGGAGGAGATTACATAGATACGTCTTTCATGTGGGACAATGCTGCCGCTGTTGCTACCACAAGATTATACGAATGGGGACTATTTACTTCTAGCACCCCAAGACTTGTTACCCCCCAAGGTGTATATTTTTTTTGTGAGGCAAATATTGGAGTTCTTGATACCGGTGGTGCTGCGCGGTGGGCGGGAAGAATGTATGGGGTTTACATATGTTCAAGTTCGCTGCCATACAGTTCAGAAATGTACATTCCTATAGACGTTGGGGTGGTTGGAAAGTTTAAGGTATTTGGAAGACAAGCTGGAAATAATAATAGTTTGCTTTGTATTCGAATAGCGTAGGTGAATATGGCAGTTCCATCATTTCTTGCAACAACACATAGATATCTTCAAACCGCAGCTGTGGTAGATGTTAATACTATAATATCAAATCTTCAATCTGAGTTGGTAACGAACGGTACCTGGACCTTGCTTGGTGCTGGCAATTTTAAATCTCCAGTTGATTCTTCAGGTAGATTCTGGTCTATTCTTGCTACAAGGATAGATGCAACGACATTGCAAGTTGTAACATACGATCAAAATGGTACAACTGTTGCTACCAGAAGGATAAAACTTGATGTCGCCGGTAACACAGTTAGGTATTTTACTGGAGAAATGCATTGTCACGTAGTCTCTGTTAGGGCGGTAACTCCAGAACACTTAGGGTCGTTTATGGTAGATCCAACTCCAGATTCAAAATCTGCAAGTTTTGTGTACATATTTTGTCGTGGATATTATGATGGTGCTGGTGCAAACGCGGAAACCACAAGTTTAGAAATGTGGGTTGCAATAATTGCCGGAACCCCCGCATCGGCAGAAAGATGTTTGTCTGTATGTCCAGGCAGTACTCTTTCATCTCTTAAAAGTATATCCGGAACATTTATCTTTGCTCCATTTGGTGTATACGTAACATTAACTTCGTTAGTTTTTATAAGCGGATTTATACCGCAAGTTATGGCAGCAGACACAACGCTTGCATTTGGAAGTACATATACCGTTCCAATTGACATTGCAACGACCGCAATTTTTATGGTTATATCGTCAGTATCATCAAATTCTCACAGAAGATTTGCCATAAGGGCAGACTAATGCCAATACTTAGATTTCTAAATTTAAAAAAACATTATGACGAACAAAGCAAAAACCCCGTAAACCTGCAGATAAAATCTACCAATATTTTCTCTTCCGGAATCGGTTATGGATATAGAACATTGGGAAGCTGGACAATATCTGAACGTGGTTTTTGTCTTGGTATGTTTGGAGTACGTGCCAGGTATGATGAGGTAGGAAAAAATCCCGTGAATTTACAAGTGAAGTCCACTAACATCTTTTCTTCTGGAATCGGTTATGGATATAGGGTATCCGCCATGAATGGAAAATCTTTTGAAACAGACATTGACGGACTAAGTAGTGCTCAGGTAGGACACGGTTCTGACTTCTTTCACGTTCCCATTTAAGTCTTGACCTGGTTGTGGTATTATATACCTAAGGAGATATTTATGACAGAAACCGTCAAAAAAGATTTTGAATTTGTGCGTGGTAATTTAATGTTGCTTCCATATTCACCAACCTTCGGAGTTTACAAGGAAGATGCGCTGATTTCTATTTATAACAGATTGAAAATAGAAGAGTTATTTGATATCGTATTCCATGAATCCACAAATATGACCCCTCTTCAGTTCATGAATTTTTTCAGTGATCCGTCTAAATCACTATCCCAAATATTCAGTTTGGTTGATGGTGATAAGATAGTTGATATTGTTGGAATGGCATGGGTTACAGACATTGCAGTCTGTGCTGGGAAGCTTACTCGTGCGGTGGGATCGTTTGTTTTCTTTAAAGATTATCAGAAGCCAGCATACACTGATCAGTTCGCCTGGATGGTAATAGATTACTGGTTTAATGTTCTTAAAATCGATACAATTGTTGGGGTTACGCCGGAAGAAAACAGAGCGGCTTTAATTTATGTTAAGAGAGCCGGTTTCAGGGAAGTTGGGAGACTCCCCAATTATACAACCTATAAGGGTGAGGTGACAACTGGAGTGGTTACGCTTATGACGCGAAACCAGTTTCAGTATCCGGAGTAACCCATGGGTAAAGGCGCTGCGAAACAAAGTGAGACTGCCCTAGCAGCACAATCTGGCATAGCACAGCAAGAACTAGACATAGGAAAACAACTTTTAGGTGAAACGGCTCCAGCCAGGCAGCAGGCGCTCTCTACCTATACTGGACTGTCTAAGGGAAATATGCCTGGAATCCAGGCATATGTTGCTCCTCAAATCAATGCTGCTACACAACAATTCTATCAAGCCAGAAGGGCTGCCCTGGCACTTCCACCAGGAGGGCAGAGAGACCAGGCCCTTAGGGATGTAAACCTTCAGGAATCCGCCTCTAAGAACCAGATCTATTCTGGTGGTGTTTCTGAATCTACGGCTAGGTTGGCATCTCTTGGTATGGGTGGTACCCAGACCGGTGTTGGTGCTTATGGTACAGCTGGACAAACAATGGGCCAGGTAGCCCAAGGATACGGAAGTCTTGCATCGTCAAAGGGTGCCCAAGCCGCTTCTATGTTTGGTGGTCTTGGTGGTGCCTTGGCTGGAATTTAGGAGGATATATGGCAGAAGATAAGGCAGGTTGGAAAAAGGCACTAATTGGTATGGGTAGCGCTATGAATCCAGCATTTAAACAAAGTTATGATATAGTTAGTGATATTAAATCTAGGGCGGCTGGAAAACAGGCAGTTCAAGATACGGCAACCAAGACAGATTATGATCCTACCGATGAAATGAAAAAGGGTGGTAGGGTAAAGAAAACGGCTGTCTACAGATTACATAAGGGTGAACTGGTTATACCGGCTAAAATTGTTAAGAGACTAGAAAAGCGTAAGATATCACGTAAATCTGGAAGAAGGTAAATATGGCAGATGGAGTAGGACCAGCTGGAGCTGGTGGTGGTTTTCTCTTTTCTGAATTCCTTAAGGGATATCATCAGGGCACTGTACAACAAAGTGCCCTTAAAATGCAGAAGGCTAGTGGCCTTATGCAAATGGCCATAGAACAACAGAAGGCCGCAGAAGGAATGCAAAATGCAGACCTAGCTGCATTTGCTCGCCAACATGCGCAAGAATACATGGATGAAGCGCATAAACTTATGACCCAGAAGTCTGGTGCCTGGAACTTAATAAAGGGATTAATTGGCGGTAAAAAGGGTGGTAGTGGTGGACCCCAACCTCTCTCTGGTCTTGGTGCTCAGGGCACAACTATGTCACCGGAAACTGCACCAACAACACAAACACAAACACCAGAATCACAACTTCCAAGACCGAAAGGTACTGTATCGGAATCAGAATTGCCTCAGCAAAGACCAATGAATGTACCGGTCTCTGGTGACATGGGAATTACCATTCCAGAACCACCATCGCAAGAAACTCATCTTCCGGTTCCAGAACAGGCTCCGTCTGCACTTCCAACCCTTGCTAGAGCATCAAACATAACAGTGTCGGGAGCATACGAAAAACCACTACCTCCTGGTGTTATAAAGCAGAATACTATGGTAGGAAAGGGACTTGAAAGAGTTCAGACATCCGGTGGTAATATTCAGACTTACCTTGAGGGAATGCCGGTAAGTGATCAGCATGCGCAAGATTTTAATACTTATTCAGCGCAACTTCAATTACAGAAAGGATTAAATAAAGATCAGGCGGATTACCAAGCTGCTTTAACTCTTAAAACAGAGGGTGCCAGACTTGACTTGGAAGATAAGCATAGGAACGAAAGAGTTGATGCTTTAATTAAAACTCCGGCAATGTTGGATATTAAGACAAAAAATCCATTACTATATGATAGAATTGAGGCTCAACTACGAGCCGGAGTTGCATTACCCAATCAGGCACCGGTTATGACCAAGATCGAACACAGGGACCCAGAAACCCATCATAGGATTCTGGAACAACAAGACGTAATGACTGGTAATGTTTATAGTTCAATAGAACAACCATTTAATACAAGAGAAGGTCAGATTGAAGATGTATTTAACGAAATGAAGAAAACAAAGCCAGATGCTACCTGGTCTCAGGCCGAAGCGGAAGTCGGAAGAAGGAATATAGAAAAAGCTGATACAGTTCTTGCCCGAACAAAACAGTCCATTGCGGCTTCGAAAGAACTTGTAAATATAAGGCGAGCAAATCAAAAACTAAGAGATACGGCAGCAGCAGAAAAGGCAAAAGGTAAGGGAATAACCCCGCCTACAGCTCGTATGTATTTAGAGGGTGCCAAAAAAGAAGCAGCTCAGATGGCTCTTTCGGAACAACTAGATCCGGCAACACCAGAATATAGAAAGAGAGTTGAAGAACTAATTCCTAGTATTATTACCAACTCAAAAACCGGTTTAGACATATCATGGGACGATTTCCAGAAAACTCTTCGTGGGGGCATACCGGCTGTTACGCCACAAGTAAAGGCAAATGCTACTATAAGCAATATTATAGAAGACAAAGAAAAAACTAAGAAGACAACTCCGCCACCAATATCTGGAGCATTTAAGCAATAATGGCAGACAATCTGGACGAAAAGAGTACCACTCAAAACCAACAGGAACCGGATTGGGGCTCATTAAAGCCACGGGATATACTTCTATCTCAACGATATCACGGTTCAGACAAAGAAACCAAGAAATATATATTAGGAAAACTTCGTCCGGACTTCCTTAAAGATACTCCCGAGATTCAAGATAGAACCATAAACGCAACTGTGGACGAATGGAAAAATTACTTTGGTATTAAAGCGGAAACCAAGGTTGCTGAACCTGGAATATTTGAAAAAGTATGGCAGCTGTTAAAGGGACCACGAGGGGAAGGATTAATGCCTCCGGTTACGGAACTTCCTAAGCCGGTTTCCAAACCAACTCCGCCACCAAAATTAGTAGAACCGGGTAATATTCCAACTAGACAGTTTACTCCGCCACCAGGATATGGACTTACTCCCCCTCCTGGAGTATCTGCCGATGTTATAAAAACAACTGGATTAGCATCTCCGCCTATACAGGGACCACCAGTAGGATTCGTTAAAGAACCAATTCCACCAAGTTGGGAAGAACAACATCCTATACAGGCCGGTGCCCTTGGAATACTTCAACCAATCGCTAAAGGACAGGAAGAATTTAATAAGTTACGAGAAAGTGTAATCAATAAGATATTCCCAGAACCACCACAGGTAGATAGTCCAGCAGAGGCATTTATATCTAATCTTCCGGTTCAGCTTCTTCGTAATACGGCAAAGTTTTTTACAGATCCTGTTAACATAGCTTTTGCTGCTAGTGGTGTTCCTCTTGGAGAGGGTGCTAGTTTGATATATGGAACTCGCCCAGCTTTGCGTTATGCTATGGATGCAATTTTTACCGCAGCAAATGCAAAGGGCGCGTGGGATGCCTTTCAAAGAGGTGACTATGCCGATGCTGGGGTACAAGCAACTTTTGCGGTTTTAGGATTAACAAATGCGCCAGCTAGAATTAAAGAACATTTGGCTTCACAAACAGCTAAATTCCAAACAACGAGGGAACCATTGCCACCCCCCGAGGAAGTTCCAGGTTCAAGAGTACCAGGAACATTTCCACAACCATTACAACTAGCTCCGCCAGAAGGATTACCACCAACAATTCCAGAAGCAATAACAGCACCAGGAAAGTTTGCACCGGGACCATTTGCAGGATTACCACAACCAGCCCGAGCGCCACTAGCCCTACCACCCGGTCCAACTGTTGGAATACCTAGTGGGCTAATAGTAAAGGGACCTATCATACCTGGACAAACGGGTGGATTACCTCCAGTAAGGCCAGGACAATTTGATATCGTAGGTCGTGGTCCAGGTATGGCTGTACCTCCAGCGCCAACACCTGCAAAACTTGTACCTCCTTCAGTTATGCCAGTATCTCTTGATGACTTTAAGAGGTCAACAGAACGCCAACAGATAGTCCAGGCGGGCAAGTTACTTCCACCTCCAGCACCAACTGTCAGCGAAGATATTAAACAAGGTCTTGAGAGATTAGACTTTATCGATCTAAAGAACCTACGAGAAAGAACTGGTGTTCCAACGGGTATGGAGCCACCAACCCCAGTACCGGGATCTAAAACAACTACTCCATCCCTTACTTACGGTGAGGGAGTTTCAAACAGAACTAAGGGAGAAGATGTAGCAAATAAGAATATATGGGCTCGTCAGTCATTGGACCCAGACAATGGTAATAGAACCCTCATGGTTCAGTTTTCTAGTGACCTTTTACAGAAAGGCCCAAGGACTACATACGATAAACTTTACCAAAATAGAACCGGATATGATAGGCCAACTGATTTTTGGGAATTACCTCAGTGGCAAGCTCATATGTCATATGCCCTTCCAGAAACTACAGATCACTATACAATCAGAAACATAGACGAAGCGATAGATTTTTTCAAAAATTCCGGATATAAGAATATCGCTTTTAGTGCGTTGGATGTAAATAGAGATCTTATCGATAAAATAGCTACTGAGGTTCCGAAAATCCATTTGGTTGTTGGTGGCTATACCGATATGGATATTTTTAAAAATCATCCTAATGTAACTGTCTATCCAACAATTAAAGATTTTACAGAAAGCGAAGGCGCAGTATATAATCCAGGATATGATTACAGATTGTTTTCTGGTACCAAGACAGTTCCGCGCCTTACAATGAGTGATGGATGTAGGCATTCATGTGTTTTCTGTTCTATTCTAAAAGCCATAACAGAGACAGGAAGAGATCAGATTATGCAACAGGTAGATACCTTTGCCAGGGATCTACCATCAAGGCTTATTTATATAAACGATAAAACATTTGGGCAGGCAAGTAATCATACTATGCTTCCTGAAATATACAATAGGATTAAGGGTCAAAATCCAGACTTTGACGGATTTATAATTCAGACTACCGCTGCTCAGATGAAAAAATTTACTTCTGATTTTATTAACAGAGCTGGAATAAAATACATCGAACTTGGAATTGAGTCTTATAACGATCCAATTCTTAAGGCAATGAAAAAGCCTGCCAACGAAACTCTTATTAACGAAGCAGCACAGAAAATAAGAGATGCGGGTGCGGTATTAATTCCCAATATCATGGTTGGGTTACCGGGAGAAACACCTGAGACTTATGCTAAAACAATGGATTGGCTTAACGCAAACAGGGATATTATATCACATGCCAATATTTATAACCTTGCTCTTTATGATGAAGCCGAACTAGGGCGAAAATTAGAAGCAAAGACTCAGGCTGACCGAGACGAAAATATTATTGAAAAATCCTGGATGGAAGATCCTGCTGTAGCAAATAGATTCCATAAAGGAGTGTTTGATTTTTCCAGTCAGCAGTTAGATAGAGAACCAACTACCGGTAAATCAGCGGGACAAGTAATAGAAGAAACTTTTAATGGATTGCCAACAATAGAGGGAGGATTAGATCTTGCAAGAATATTCGAAAGACCAAGAGAGGCTCAACCAACCGCCAGAACCGGAAGTGAGCAAATCAGAATTGATGACGAACGACAACTTGACCGGGCAGCGAGATCCGAAGTGGATAGAGCATCTCGCTACGGTGAGCGCACACCTGAGACGAGAGAACCCGGACCCCAAGGTTTTGCAGATGCTATTGGGCCGAGCCCAGAGGGATGGAGTGGACTGGAAAAATCTTTACAGCGCCCTCCTACAGTCGCGCCCGAAGTATCTGGGATCAGCCCCCAACTTGGAGCAGGTGAACCCGGATTTATTGGATTAACTCCACCTATTGATTTAAAGCCAGGGCAATCACCAACTGGATATGAACTTGCTCAAGCTATAGAACGTGCTCCATCATATAGAGTTGGAGATAACGTATATAAGGTTGTAGACGAGAGCGGAACGGTTAGCCGAAGGACTATGGCAACAGTAGCTCACCATGGTGGGATTCAAGGTCTAACAGGAAAGGTTGCGGAAATATTTGATGAATTAAAAAATGCCTTATCTGGTGGAATAGATCCCGATTACAATAAGGCTGTATTTGCCGGTAATACCTTAGATCCTACGGCATTTGCAATAAATTATAATGGAGATCGAGTATTCGGTACAGATAGTAATTGTCCTGTATTTTATAACCCATTAACATCACTTGAAGAAGCGTTTAGGTTAGTGGTTAATGGTCACGTACACACAGATGACATACATAAACAAGTGGCAAGGCAGGCAGTTGTTAGCATGGTGCATGAATTGGTTCATCAAAAGAATCGTACCCACGACGAACCTTTTCATGAATTATTGAATAATGCCCTTGATGAACATAAACCACTTCTTGATCAACAGACACAAAAACTAGAAGATTATCTAAGCAATAACAATCAGGAAAAAATAAGAAATACAGTTGCTCTTTATGATTTATGGGCAAGCGACTGGGTCGGACATCCGAATCTTGAAGGCCTTCCAGCCCCACCTCCAAACGAACTCATAGGAATTAAAGATGCCCGTGAAATAGGAGACCCCCCACGATTTTTATCTACGAAATGGTTAGATAAACCCCTTAAGCTTGATGTTGAAGGGACCCCCAATGTTATTGATATCGGTAAAGCCATGAGTGATTTTATGGAGAGTAAATATGGTAAGCTTTTACCTCCAAAAAGAACTATCGAGCGCGCTCAAGAAAAATCCATGATCAACCGTTTCATTAAACATGCAGGCAATGAATTTCTTTACCAGATTGCAAAAGATAATTCAATGATGGAATGGTATCAAAAAGATATTGAACGCATGAATCAACTACTTACTCATGCACGAGCTGATTTTGAAGATCCATCACAGAGGAAGTTATTCTCCATTCTATTTGGAATACTAAGTCCAGGGAACGAAGTTAAGGGAAATTTTGGTACTGCGATGAAGGCCTACGATATGTGGGCGGAAAACGGAACCGTTCCAATTAAGAACCCAGACACAGAATCAGGAAGTTGGGGAAATGCTGCTACAAAAGCCTTTACTCATAATCTAATTACACTACAACGTGTAATTGATATGAATGATGGAGATATTAACAAGGCTATTAATTGGTTGTTAACCGAACATCCCGTAAAAGAATTGAATGCAGTTAAATATTCTGAGGCTAAACGTGGTGCGGAAATTCCAGGCGGTGCCGAAACTATGCGCCTTGGAACATATATGTTTGGTGAAAAAGTCGGGGCTTTTGTTCCTAACCTACTTGGTGTTTCATCTGAGTTGACCATGGATCGATGGTGGACCAGGGGGTGGAATCGTATAATGGGTACGGTTGATCTGGTAAAAAAGTGGGACCAGAATGAACAACAATATGTTTGGACCACAAGGGATGCTCCTCGTAGTTGGGCGGAAAACCAATTAATGCGTAAAGCCTCACAACAACTTGCAAGCGTGTTGAAGGTTAAAATACCAGAACTTCAAGCTGTATTGTGGTACTATGAACAATCGTTATATACTGCACACGGGGCAACTAACAAACCGTTTAGTTTGTCTCAAGCAGCTGAACAATATTTAGATGATAATGGGATACCATATGAAAAACCAACAACCGTTCAACCCGAAGGAAAAGTTCCAACCAATAATCGAGAAGCTTCTGAACCAGGGGCGCATGCCTTCGCCCAAGGAATTTTTGGCTGGGGTGAGCCAGGTACGCCAGGAATGGCAGAAACACTTAAAGCGCCCCCAGCCCAACTTGCCGCTCCCACCGAAGAAGATATAAGTTTTCCGTCCGGACCGGAAGAAGAACCCCTTGGAATAAAAGAAGCAGCAAGAAGAGCGCCCAAACTTCCGACCAAGATAGATTTCAAGAAGCTCGGTACATTTGTTGATTCATTTGATAATCCAGAATACACAAGAAGCGGAGATGGATGGATTACCCCAAACGGGGGAATAATAGCTAATGGATTTAGGAGTCATGCACAATCCTTACTTAATGCTCTTGGTCATAACTATTTTGATTACGACAAAACATTCGGGCAGATTGTAAACCAATACGGATTGATAAGAACAAAAATACAGGATGGCGTAGCTACTGCTGAAATATTTGGAATTCCAACTTCATCACAAATGAGAACATTGAGACAGATGGAGAATGATACCGACAGTAAATTACTGTATGATATAACAGATCCAAGAACGCATGATGTGTTTGCTACCGGACAAGGAATACCAAAACTAGAGACAGATTTAAGTAGGCGTCTTAAAATTGCTGCTCCACCAGGAGGGGAACCTCTTGGTATTAAAGATCCAGCAGAAAGAACTGGTGGTCTAATAGATCAATATGGACGACCAATTAAGTCTGGTGCTCCAGGTCCAGTCCCAAAGGGAATCTCAAAACCAACAAAAGATATAACGGATGCCATTATAACCACAGAAGGAAAAACTCCACAAAAACTTAATGAGGCATTTAGGAATTTATACACGGGGGAAAGAGACGTTAGGATTGCACAGACAAATCAACTTCGTGATGAGATAGCTAAAATACTTTCTGATGTATTGGACCAAGAAGCACTGACTTTTTACAGAGAATTTAAAAATAGACCGGACGAAGAAATTAAAATGCTTCTTGATGGAAGCCATCCTTACTATAAAGAATTTGCTAATTATTTAACAAAGGAAGGGATGGATGCGCCTAGAGTCGATGATCATGTTCAACAGGCAAAAGATCGCATAGAAAAACTTAAACCCGTGTTGGAAAGAGTGTTGCATCCAAACGAAGAATTAGAACGTGCTTCTGATATGCAAACCAAGTACTTTGAGGAAAAGCTAAAAGAAGGGCAAGATCTTGGATTCTTACACAGCAGTATTAAACCAGAAGAATATATTACACATATACTAACATCCGACTATCCCCCACTTCGCGGAGAAAGAGCCGGAACCAATGTTACTGGTGGGCAACTAGCACGTAAGTTTGGATTTGCGAATGAACGTACTTTTACCGACATGGCAAAGGCTATCATTTTTAGCAAAACCCCAGCTACTATAAATGCAGTTGATGCTATGACGCTGTATGGTAAAGGCCATGCAAATGTGTATGCTACCAACCAGTTCATAAATGCGCTTGAGGAGAATGGTCTTATTCAATGGGGAACAAGGAAGTCCGAAGGTGTTCCGGCAGACTGGATTACTTATGTTCGTGGTACAAACCCACTATGGAGAGACGTAACAACTTATCTTGACAGGGAAGGTAATCCGCAGATGGCATACCGTGATGCCTATGGACCACAGAAACTGGTGAAGGCTCTTTATCCTATTACTGATCCTAACTTTTTTGATCTTGTACCGGCACTTCAACAGATGAGACTGTACCAGGCTTATATTAAATCAGTTGAACTTGGATTGAGCACGTTCCACATGAAAGCTTTAGGACTTAGCGCTATAGCTAATATGGGTCCCGTAGAAACTATTAATTCCATAAAAGCCGATATGGATAATCCTGAATGGAAAGCCAGGGAACTTATTGCTATTAAATCTGGAATGACAACCGACATACTTGGTAGAAATATAGAAACATATAGACGCATGCAATCTACTATTAATGATCCTAACTGGATAGATAAAGTAGCCAGCCTGCCCGTGATAGACCAGGGAACCGAAGTTGCGCATAAGATAACTCATGCAACTTTTGGTATACTGCAAAGAAAATTTAAGGTTGGAGATTTTTCTGTTAAGGAAGCAGGTTGGATTGCAGAACATCCAAATGCAACAGACGAAGAATTAAACCAAGCCCGTAGAGAAATAGCCAGAGAGGTAAATGGGGTCTATGGTGGATTGCACTGGGAAAATCTTGGATGGAGCAAGAATTCAGTATATATCCAAAGAGCGCTTTTGTTGGCACCAGACTGGACGTATTCTAATGTTTACACGGCTGGTCAGGCATTCAAGGGTGGACCGGCAGGAAAGTCTGCCCGTATATTTTGGGCTGCGAGTTTCGGCGTTGGAATGGCTCTTACTGCGGGAATGAGTTTGCTTGTTTCTGGAAAGATGTCAGATAAACCGACCCAGGTACATCTTGGAAAAGATAACAAGGGAAAAGATATTTATTCTAACTGGTTCTTTGCTGGGGGACCGAATGATCTAGTTAACCTAACTACGAACGTTGCTGATTGGGGATTGGTGGGTGGACTGGCAAGGAGTTTGGGAAATAAGGCAGCTCCTATCATTCGATATGTCATCCAGGTATTAAACAACAAGACGTTTCTTGGAAGTCCAATTGTACCCAAAGAGGCAGGACCAATAGCCGGTACTATCAGAAGTTTGATACATGCCGTAGAAACCCTTGGTCCCATTCCATTTAGTATCTCAACACCATTAACAATGTTGTATGATGGAAAAGAACACAATCCAGCAGAGTATTTCGGTGCTCTTGTTTTTGCTGCCCGTTCACGACATGTTGTTCCAGAAGGTGAACGAGAAATAACGTCTGGATATAAAAAGAGTACTTTAGCTCCGGCTAAGGAACGTTCAGCTGCGCCTCTATGGGAAAGAATAACTGGTAATAGGATGGTTCTTCCAACCGTAGATCAGTTTAAGAGATTTCCTTTGGATTCTGCTTTATCGGCCTATGAATCCGCAGACGAGAGTACAAGAAAAAGTTATAGACCGTATGTGTACAGTAAACTTGGAACTGTATATAAATATAAAGATCCGGATGTTAGAAAACTATTGATGCAAAAGATGATAGAACTTGGGTTTAGAAAAGAAAAGCCACTCCCTGAACCGGAGACACAACTACAGCCTCCACCAGAAGAGGAATAATTTGACAGACCATGATACCATATACTAGAAAGCATAGAGGGAAAGGATCTTCTATGGACGGCGACTTAATGATAGAAAAACTTAATGCCTCTGGAATAAAAACGTTTATCTTGCAGTCTATTACCCTCGTCCTTATTCTTACTGGTGCTGCACTTGCAGTAGAACACAGACTTACGGCTGTAGAAACTACACAAAAAAACGAAAGTTCTGTAAGGGTTGATGCCGACAATAAGATGCTGGATATGATTAAGGTTATGCAGGCTACACAAATTGAGATGATAAAGTCGCAAGAAAGGGTCGCCGGAATGCTGGACATGATAGACCCTTACCATGTAAAAATCAAAGCAGACGGACAGAAAAAATAATAACTTATGAAGTACTTCCAGGTATACGAACTCGTTGATCGTTTAACGTATGAACAACGGGGCGATGAGGCTATCTCTGTTTTTAATCCAGAAGTTTTGATCCAACTTGATAATCTACGTGAATATTTTGGGGTTCCCATCACCATAAACAACTGGCACTCAGGTGGATCTTTTGAGTGGCGTGGGTGGCGCACACCCGAGAAAGCCAAAGAACTTGGTGCTCCTCATAGTCAGCACAGAATTGGTAATGCAATCGATGGAGATGTCCGTGGAATGTCAGCCGATGATGTCAGGGCTGCAATTATAGCCAACAAGGACCATCCTCTTCTTTGCCGTATCCAACGGCTGGAAACCGGTATCACCTGGGTTCACTTTGACTTGATGTGGGTTCCGGATCGAATCCATCTATTTCACGCTTAAAACTCTTGACTTCCCTTCCATTTGAGCGTATAATTTCATCATGATTGCTATCTCACAACACGAAACCCTGTGGGCAATTTATCTTATTGGTGCCATTTTGACCCTTACCTGGAAGTGGCTAAGATATTGTCTTACTGGGGTTTACAGGCTTAAAAAAGGATTTTGGAAATCTAGCCGAGAATGGTTTGAGATTGTCACTTTAGATTCCCAGGTAAGCTGGATTACTACGATTGCTGCGGTTTGGTTTTTAGGAAGCGTTGTAATCGATAGGGTTGGCCTCAATTGGTTTATCGGTGGCGGTTTTGTCGGCATTCCAAATACAAAATCCTTTGCATTCTTAATCGGTTCCATGTCGGAAATGCTAGCACCTGCTCTTGTAAAATGGATTACTGCGAAATTTAAAGTAGGCACACCAGAAGAAAAGGATCACGATTAATGTGGTTTCTCTGGCTTTTTCAAAATCCCCTTGGTAGAAAAATTGGCATAGTCGTTGCTTGCCTTATTGTTTTCGGTTTGGCCGTAAGATGGTATGGTAACAAACAATACTATGCTGGTCATGACGAGGGAATAAAAAGCGAAGCTGCCAGATTAGAGGTTGCTAAGAAAGCCGAATGGCAAGTAGCTATGGATCAAGTTAAAGCTATGGCTGATCAGCTTGACGCGCAAAAGAAATCCGTAGAAACACAACGGGTCGCGCTTGAAAATACCTATCGGATGATGCTTGACTCGGTAAAGTCCATTGTTACCGCAAGTAATGCCAGGATAGAGACCAGACAAGAACAAGTTACCGCTATTCCAGCAAGCGAAATCGATGGCGCTATCCGGACCCAGATTCAATTACCTCCTGCTAATCCACCCACCACTCCACTGTCTTACCCAGAAAAGCAGGAAGTCTTAAAACAGTTGATCAAAGTTCCAGAACTTGAAACTCAAGTCAAGGCCTTAAATGGATATGTACAAGACCAGGACAGCCTACATCAGAAAGAAAAAGCAAATTCAGATCAGGCGTTAGAGCTTGAAAAGAAAGCCACTGAATTAGCTCAAAAAGAACGAGATTTAGCGAAAGATCAAGCAACTTTTTACAAAGATCTCTATCAATCCGTAACAAAGAAAACCAGTCTCAAATGCAAAATAGCTCGTGTACTCACGCTTGGAATTTACAGATGTAAATAACATTGGAGTTAAATAATGCCCATAGATGGATACAGTTCTAGGGATTGCCCCCACTGCGGAAGAAAAAAAGTACGCATGGGAAGAACCACTTGTACGATGTGCGATTCGCGTAAGCGAAGAGGAACACTTAAGGTTGACCTACCAGCAATTAATGCAGGTACGGTTGAGACTACTTATGACTCTGAATGGTTAAAATTTTGTGACCTCATAGGAATCATCAAAAAGAGAGAGGCAGAAACCCTTTTATTGCCAACCGGCCCAAGAATTAGGTATGGTGTGATTTCAGACTTGCATATCCCCTGGCATGACCAAGATGCAGTTGTTGTGGCTACCGAATGGTTAGTAAGACGAGGCGCAAAAATCCTATATGTTGCCGGAGATATTCTTGATTGTTACAGCCTGTCGCGGTTCAACCAATATAAAGCCATCCCGATTCAGCAGGAATTTATTGAAGCCAGGAAGATTCTGGACTACTTGAGTCGATCATTTGCAACGGTTAGGATCTTAGAAGGAAACCACGAGGCACGGGTAATGAAGTACCTGTCCAGCAGACTAGATCCTTCAATGCTTAATTTTATAATGCAAAAAGGAATTCTGTCTAGATGTGCAGAAGATATGCCGAATATTCAGATTGAGAATCAAGTGGTTCATGGTACTAAAATAGGATGGTTGACGCAGGTAGGGGATGCAGTTATAGGGCATCCAGAGAAGCAATCTAAGCTTCCGCTGAGGCCCGTAGAGTGGTTTGCTGAGTGGTTACAGAACTGGCATGAAGATATCGGATTCGAAAGACCAAGGCTAGTTATTTCTGGGCATACTCACATGGCTGGATGTACTTTTGTAGGCAGGACGATGGTGGTTGAGTCAGGATGTTTATGTCTAATTCAATCTTATGCTCTAGAACCTCGTCTTTATCTTAAGCCACAGAAACTTGCAGCTACAATATTTGATCAAGTTAATCTTATTACAGACCATAATTCAGTAAGGCAGTATTACCCATGTCCAAGAAAGAAATAGATCACCCGATATCAGATGAAAAGATATCCTCAATGTTTCCTGAATATTTTCGTTTAATCATAAAACGATTGAGAACTGGCGCTGACCAATATGGAGATGGTTCATTCTCTGCCGATCCAGCTAAGCTTTGCGAAGAACTAGAACAGGAAGTTCTTGATATTGCAGGCTGGAGTTTTCCTATTTGGTGTAGAATCCAAGATCTAAAATTACGCTTAAAATCCATAGAAGAAAAACTTCATTAAATTTTCATTGACACAAGATTATTTTTATGGTATTGTAGTAGCTTGATGGGAGGGGCCTATGCTAGAAGAAGTAGCCGTACGCGATCAAAACTTACCTGAAATCAGTGACTTACAAAGGGTCCATAAAGAACTTGAACGCTGGAGAGGGAAGGCTTTTCTTCTTACTCCATACGCCAGAACCACGTTTGAAAGCATTAAGTCGGGATTCCGTCCCGAATTTCGTGTTACCTACATTTCTCCAGACCCTGCAGATCAGCAAGTCTATGAACTAGATAAGAGGCCGGATCAACTTGTGCTTACCAAGCAAGGGCTTCAAATCTTGGACCATCTAGCTGGTATAAAGTGGATTGGGACATGGAACGCCCTAGAAGAAAAAGATCCAATTCATCCTTATTACTGTGTAATTAAGGCAGAAGGCAAGGTACAGGACCTAGATGGTGAATGGAGAAATTCGGTTTGTACCGCGACTCTTGATCTTCGTGATGATTCTGCTACCACAAAAAAGATGCTCGTAAATTCCCCCGATGGAAAACAATTAGCTAGGGCTAGATTAAATACTAAATCACAAACTGAAACGTTGGCTAAAAACAAAGTCAGGCGAGAACTTCTTGGGCTTCGTGGAACTTTCACGCGCAAAGAATTATCCGAGAAACCGTTTGTGATTTTAAAACTTAATCCCGTTCTAGATATGTCAGATCCGCTCATAAAGAAACTTGTAGTCATGGAACAGCTGGGTATATCTTCGGAGTTGTATGATCGGGCAGCAAAAGATCACATCCCACCAACAACGAGAATCATTAATGTACCAGCCGTTGAAGTCATACCACCAGCAGCGCCCACACCGAAGCTAGATGAAAACAGGACAAGGCTTATTAAGAGCGTAGAAGAGCTTTATAAAAAGAAAGTTCGTGGTGGTCGTTCACCGAATAAGCAACCGATAGCCGAAATAGTTACAGAAGAGCTTATTGAATTAGAAAAACTATTATCGGTGAGGCCGGATATTACAACATAGGAGTATTATGACATACCAGGAGATAGAATTTTCAGTCCTATCAGCAATCGATAAAATAAAAACCCTTTACGATCTTGATATGTTAGAGGAAGTTATTAGTCTTGCTTTAGATAAAAAATACGATACGTTTCTGGAGGACAAAGATGAAAACCCTTAAAGAAAGATTTGATTTATTTGAAGATGAGTTTCTAAAGCACGAAAAAGGTTTTAGGGTAGATCTTGCTGCATTTGTTTTATTGAACGAATTGCAGCCCGGAACCTCAGATATTGTAGGTGGAGCAGAACATGATGGGATCTATCTAAAAATAGATGTCAAGAATCTCAACGAAGTTATTACGGATGATCAGGTTAAGCGATTGGCTCAGTATGGGGTTACGTACGACGAAACTTATGATTGTCTGTCTATGTTTGTATAAGGGAGTACTACTTGAAGATTCTTAGTTTTGGCGACTTACATTTTAATTGTGGCTACGATGAAGACATAAAGAATAGTGTTTGTCAAATTATCGAATATGTTAGCCATAATTACGTTGATTTGGTATGTATTACCGGCGATGTGTACGAAAGAGCAAGCGAGCCTGGGAGTAGGAATCTTGCCGCTGAATGCATCCAACAATTAGCTGAACACGCACCGATTATAATTGTTAAGGGAAACCATGATGCTCCTGGCGACCTAAAAATTCTATCTGAACTAAAGAGTAAATATCCGATAGAAGTTGATGAGATTCCGTGTACTAGAGAATTTTATCGCAATAGCGAGGTAAGTATAAGAATTCATACCCTTCCATGGCTTACCAAAGCTAGATGGATGACCTTGCATCCAGAAGCTTCAAAAGAAGAAGGCGATAGTACGGTAAGCCAGATGGTATTACAGCATCTCCGTAATGTAGTAGCACTTGGAAGTGGGTATAAACATATCCTGGTTGGCCATCTAACTATTGCTGGGGCTAAGTGTCAGGCACATCAGCAAATGAGCGCCGATGGAATCACACTTGGACTTTACGATTTGCGTGAAGCCGGGGTATATGCTGCCCTTCTTGGACATATTCATCTGAAGCAGGAAGTAGGATCACCATTACATTTCTACAATGGATCGATTGCATCCCTTGATTATGGTGAGTCTCCAGATAAGTGGTTTTCTGTGCTTGATACAAAAACTGATAAGGTTGAACAGGTCAGGCTTAATACTGTTCACCGGCAAGATGTAAATGCTACATGGATGCCCCATGGAATAGAGATTGATTGTAATCAAACAAGCCTTCTTTATGGTGCCAGGGTAAGAGTTAATTTAAAAGTTGATGGTGGAGACAATTTACCGCTTGCAAAAAAGGCAGTGGAAGATTGGCTTAAGGAAGTTGGCGCATTAGAGTATAAAATTAACCCACAAGTAATCACCCAGGCCCAGGTTAGATCGGTAGAAATATCTAAGGCAGAAAGTATGGCTAACAAGCTTGAACAATGGTGGTTAGCGACATCAAGGCCTGAAGATTCTGTCACGAAAGATATGCAAAATAAGTTACAAGAATTAGAAGAGGAATTATGCTCCCAATCAAACTAACACTGAAAAATGTTGGTCCGTTCAAGGATGAGACAATTGACTTCTCCTCCATTCCTGGTGATGTAATTGCTATAATTGGTGAGAATGGCAGTGGCAAAACCTTTCTTATGGATTCATGTTTTGCTGCTCTATACCGGTTCTTTCCATCGCGTGATTCCATCTATAAATATTGCCAGGGTAAAGATGCTCGAATAGTTTTTGAGTTTATGGTTGGCAAGATTTTATATAAATCTGTCATTAATATCAATGCTATTAAGAGAGAGATGGAGCCATTCCTATATGAAAATGGTTCTGTGATTACAGATGGCAAAAACAACACCTTTGACGCTGCGATCAAAAAAATTATTGGTTCATCTAATGTAATACTAACCTCTGCCTTTCGGGCTCAGAATAAGCGTGGATCATTCTTGGAATTACCTAAGGCAGAGCGTAAGTCTTTATTTATTGAAATGTTAGGACTTGGTAGGCTTCAAAAGATTTCCGAGTTAGCAACTGTTCACGAAGAAGAATCCACTTATAGATACGAAAAGGAACTCGAAAAACTAGAAAGTCTCAAGAAAATTGCTGCCAATAAAATAGATACCACTCAGATTCGTGAAAAGATCGATGATCTAAAGGCCCAGATTGATCTATCGCAAACACAGATTCTTGGTTTTGAATCAACAATTGGTGAACTCAGGAGTAGGTTATCCGGAAAGTCAGAACTGGAATCCAGGGCTGGAACAATGAGACAGAGGATAAGGGCAAGCCAAACTGATCATTTCGATATCCTCAGAGCAATTGAAGAGGCAGAGCTATATTCCAAAGAGATAGACTCCCTTAGAAAACAGGTAGAAGCTTACGACGATATAGTCGATAAACTTGCCAAAATGCGTGTTCAGCAGGGAAGGTTGACTACTCAGCAGTTAGATTATAGTAGGGCAGCAAAAGAATACAGTGATAAAGTTTTGGGTATAGAAAAAAAACTAGCGGTAATCCGTTCCTCCTCTCGTGTTGCTACACAATCGCTAAGTCGTTCCCAAACTGATTCCGCCATTATAGATTCTGTTCCGTGTAGGGCAGAGGGTGATTGTGCTGAATGTCAGTTTCTGGTAAACGCTATCGGTGCAAGAGATAAGATGGAAGAGCTAGTAGTTGAAATTGATAATCTTAAGATTGAAAATCTTGCTTTGGATAGTCAACTGAAAGGTTTAACCAAACCGGATACTGCTGCAAACACGGTAGTAGAACGTCAGATTTCGGAATTGAAAAGATCTATTTCTGCTAGTGAAAAAGAATTGGAAAGTTCTAGTCATGCCGGTTCGAGATTGGCAAAAGCAGAAGCTGCACAAAAAAATGTAGTAGATCTTTCATTAAGGAAAGAAAAGATTAAACTTGTCATAGGAGAAATAGAGATTGAATTGGCCACGATTAACGGTCAGCTTGAATCACTTAGTGCAACTGTACACGAGATCGTTGATGTAACCAGGAAGCGGGAGCTAGAAACCGATATATTGGATGGCATTAGATCTGATTTAAATTCATTGGTTACTGAATTAGCCAGGGCGGAAGCTACTAACGATGCTTTTATTAAAGCCCAAAGCGAAATTGATGCTTTGTTACCTAATCTTTCTAGATTTGATTCTGACCGTAAGAGCTATAAACTTTTAGCCAAGGCCTTTAGTAAGACCGGAATTCAAAGTCTTGAAATAGACGCTGCCGGTCCAACCGTTAGCTCCATAGCGAACGATTTATTGTTTAGCTGTTTCGGTCCGCGTTTCTCAATTAGGTTTGTTACTCAAGCCGTTAAAGAAGATAAGTCTGGATACAAAGATGATTTTGATATCTTTGTAACAGATTCCCAGACCGGAAGAGAGGGCTCAATTGACGATCTATCAGGAGGTGAGCAGGTAATTACTTCTGAGGTGGTTAGTCTAGCTATAGCTTTGTTTAACCGTAGTAGATCTAATACTGGCTGGATGTCACTATGGAGGGACGAGGCTTCGTCTGCCATTGATGACCAGCGGGCTCCACTTTATATCAAAATGTTACGGAAAGCTAAAGAACTAGGAATGTTTTCTAGGCTAATATTTATTTGTCATCAGGCAAGATTGGTAGAAATGGCAGACTCTGTGATTAGGGTAGAAAATGGTCGAATAAAGTATGGAGAGTAGAAAAAGAGTATGCCTTAATTGTGGAACCGGCCTGGGTCCTTATCGGAAAAAATACTGTAGTGGTAAGTGTTATTATGAATATAGAAAGAACAATAATAGGGATAGTTGGAATTCTATTCGGAGAAAAGCACAAAAGAGATATTACGAAAAACACAAACTTGAGATAAAGGCTTATCATGCAAAGCACAGAAAGGTCTATTATCAGGGACATATCTATGAGGAAAAAGAATATCACAAAAAATATTACCAGAATAATAGGGACAAATTTAAACTCTATGCTAGAAATTATTATAACAAACACCGGAATGATTTTCTTGTAAAAAAATATGGCATTTCCGTAGAGGGGATTAAGAAGATTTTTGACCTTCAGTGTGGAAAATGTGCCATTTGTGGAACTAACAAATGGACCGGGACAAGTAAAAGCCCGCATGTTGATCACGATCATAAAACAAATAAAGTACGTGGGCTGCTTTGTGGTAAATGTAATCAAATGATAGGACTGGCAAGCGAAAACCCAGTAGTTCTGTTATCCGCCGCTAAATATCTCGGGAGGGAAGGTCGTGACATCGTTGGGTAAAGCGCAAATTACGGAAAATGCTGATACTAAAATAATTTTAGTTAATGGCTACTCCTACAAAGGAGTAATAAAATGAGGCAGGCAGAGATGTTCTGTGGTCCGCTGCGGCAAGTTCTTGGAACTGCAATTGTTCGTTATCCAGGAACAAAGCGAAAAGCCTATTTTATGATATTGGAGTGTGGACATACCGCCTATAGAAAAAATGGCGTTAAGATTCCAAAAAGGTTACGCTGCTTAGGTTGTTTAGATTTAGATCACCATAAGAATCCATCAACGAAAGGAACAGAATGTGGCCTATACGTAAAAAATTTATAAAGCACTATACACCACCTTCGGCTGAAGGTGAAATATGTGGAATGTGTTTTCGTGAAAATAAACTCAATCCAGCAACCCATAAAGTTGGTGAAGAGTTTAATGAAATTTTCGAAGAGTCACCAAAAATATTTAGACATAACCTAACTCAATATGTCTGTTGCAATCACTTTTCTTCTATTATGGGACCATTGGCAAAAGAATGGTGTAAGGAGGTAAAATGATAATCTATCTATCTGGTGGAATGAAACAACACGGTGAATGTGAACCATGGCAAAACATTGTTATGTGTTCATGCCCGAAACATATTTTTTTAGATCCTAGAACTCATTCATACAGACATCCCGTAGAGTATTCATTGTGGGATTGTAATACAATTAAGAGTTGCGATATGGTTCTTGCCTATATGGAGGTGGATAATCCCTCCGGTTACGGACTATCTTTTGAGGTCGGATATGCTCTCGGAAAAGGTAAACTTGTGTGGATGGTGGATGCCAGACAAGATTACAGAATGGGAATTGTAAGGTGCGCCCCAGGTGTTAGGTTATTTAGTAAATTGGAAGATATAATTGATGAACTGAAAGGAAAAAATAAACATGGCATCGTTAAACAAAATCTTATTGATTGGTAATCTAGGGAGAGATCCCGAGGTTAAGTTTACCCCTAGCGGTTCCAGGGTGGCTACCTTCAGTATGGCTACCACTGAAAAATGGAACAACAAGGATGGTTCCCCAGAAGAGCATACTGAGTGGCACAATATTGTATGCTGGAATAAACTCGCTGAAATTGTCGAAAAGTATTTGTCGAAAGGCAAGCAGGTTTATATTGAAGGTCGCCTTCGTACACGAGAATGGACCGACAACGAGGGGGGGAAGCGTAGGACTGTAGAAGTGATTGCCGGTCAGATGGTAATGCTGGGTAGTCGCTCTGATACCTCAGCGCCTACATCTTACCAAAAACCAACTGAGGTTGTGGATGATGGTAGTATTACAGACGATGATATACCGTTCTAAGTGCTTTAAATGCAACAAGTTAGCCCCAAAATAGATGTAGCGGTGCTACGTCTTGTAATTAATTTATTGCGTCGTGCCGAGCTGGATTACCTAGCCCCGCATATAAGCAAAAGAATAAGAGCATCTGCAGTATCAACACTGTTTGGTGTTGGTGAATCTCTCCTGCCCAAAGTATGTTCACTGTTAAGTATTAATCTAACGGCTGCAAGGCTACTCTTACTATTATGGAAATCGCAAGGCAAAGTGGGCGACCCGCTGTTTGGATTTTTAGATGATCCGGAAAGTTTAGAAAGATTACGAAGCGGGCAACCAATGGTGCCACCCGGATTTGATTTGTTAAGGATAGAAAATGCAAGAGATAATCAAAGTAAATCAAGATGTCGCAAAACAGGTCCTAGAAAGAATAGACCAAATACTGGAGGAATCGGTAGGGGCAGTAACAAAGGCCGAAAGAGGGTTCATGTCCCTAGCGTTCCTGTTGACGGAAGCGAAGAAAGGGGCATACTGGACAACCCGAGGATATAAGTCAGAACATGAATATATCGAAAAAATATTTCCTCAGTCCAGGGCTCAATATTATCGTCTTATCCGAATAGGAACCAATCTTCAGTTTTATGATCGTAAGTTAATTGAAGAGATGGGAAGTAGCAAGGCCGAAGATTTAACTAGACTTCATGTTCATTTCGATGGTACAATACCACAAGAATGGGTAGAACGCGCCAAAACAGATGACAAGAATGCCTTTCGCAGAAGAATTCGTTGCTATTTAAACAAGAAAGAAAAAGCACAGAACCCTACACAAGAAGACCACTTTATTACATTTAGGATATTTGGCGATGCAATCCATACAGTTAATATGGCCCTTGAAACTATGGCAAAGTCAGTCGGAAGCGAAAAAGGTCTTGGATACTGTCTTGAGTTGGTCTGTGCTAATTATTTAAGTCAATTTGCGGACGACGGTACCGGACATGTTATTGGTAAGAATTCTTATATTATGTCCACAATTCAAGGGTTAGTCCAACAGTTGGATTTCTCACAGATAAATACTTCTGAAATGCTTATAGGGATAATTGCTGCCGGGATCGAGAGGAATATTGGAACCAAAGACAATTAGAGTAAAGCTTTCAGAACAGGAATACAAAAAGCAATCTCTTGAGATATTTGAACGACAGGGTTGGCGTTGTGCTAAATGTGGAAGACTAAAACCGCTTACCCGTGATCATATCAGGAAAAGAAGCCAACTTGGTGGTGATGAAGAATCCAACGCTCAAGGTTTATGCGCAGATTGTCATGAGCAAAAAGATAATGTAGCTAAGAGTAAATCGAGGTACTGGAAATGACAAGGAATTACCAGGAAGAAATAGATAGCATTAAAAAGGAAGATATCATTTGGAATTGTAGGTTCCATCCAACTAATTGGTATCATGAAGTGGGATGTCCACATATGGAATGGACCAAAGAACAATTGCAAGCCTGTATTGTATCATTCAAAAAATTCCAAGTGTGGAATGCAAAAAATATTGAGTTTCTTCTTCAGCCTCTTAATACTATAGGAGAAGGTAATGATTTCAACCGAAGAATCGATGAAAATATGGCAAGCGGTAAGCGGTAGTGTTGCCCCGGCAGACTCTTTATGTAAAGCCGATTTAGAAAAGTATCTTCCTAAAGTACTCGAAAGAAAAGGATTTGTACGTAAGGGGCAAGGTCGTAAGGCCATAAAGGAAATATGGGATTGTCGCGGGGACCCGTTAGCGATTGTGTGTTCTGTTGCTGCTTGTATAGAGATAAAAATCTGTACAATGCCGTACTTAAAGACTTGCTTGACAAACTTTCAAGTTTGTGATAAGGTAGAAAAACTCGAAGTAAATCTGCAACCTGCGGCTGGGGTTCAGCAAGTACAGTCAATTCCGGTACCGGCCCCAGCCGTTAAAAAAATACGGACCCGTAAGAAGCCAACTGAGCCCGAAGTGCCGGTAAAAGATGTAGATTGGACCTAAAATGTCTTTTGAATCCGTACCATCGGAGTTGAAGGACCGCAACCAGTGGATAGTATGGAAGGTTATACAAAAGGGCGGTAGGGACGTAAAAGTCCCGTTCCAACCAAGTGGTATTACAGCCAAGACTGATGATCCCTCAACCTGGTCTTCGTTTGATGAATGCGAAGCGGTCGTAGAAAAATTCTCCGGATTAGGATACGTGTTTTCTGAAGGAGATCCTTTTACCGGGGTGGATCTGGACTCTTGCCTGGACCCTGATACGAAAGCTACGTCCGAATGGGCTAAGCCTTGGATTAAAAAGCTCAATAGCTACTCTGAGGTAAGCCCAAGTGGCTGCGGCATAAAGATTTGGGTTAGGGCAAAGTTTCCATTTGGTAATGGTAAGAATGTAAAACTAAGAAATCAACCACCCATAAAAGGTAAGACTGCAGGATGTGAGGCGTACGATCACGGACGCTATTTTTGTGTTACCGGTCAACGTCTTGGTGGCCTATCGCCGGTACCAGAGTCTCGCCAAGAAGAATTAAACGAACTATATGATTTTTTCTTCAAAATTGATGGAGCCGGAAGGGAACCCACACCGGATAAAACCAGCCGTTCTTCAATAATTGAGCGAGCCCGCCGTTATCTTGACCGTGTACCCGGTGCCGTAAGCGGTGAAGCTGGACACAATCAAACATTTAAAACTGCTTGTATTTTAGTCCTTGGATTTAACATGGGCAGGTCGGAGTCCTATGTCCTACTTGCTGAATGGAATAAGAAATGTAATCCTCCATGGACTGACAAAGAACTTCATCATAAAATAGAGTCGGCGGATAAGCAAGCTGGGGATCGCGGTTATCTTCTCAATGGCAAGGAAAGTGACTGGGATAATGTAAATATTCCAGAATATATTGAACCAATTGAGTTTACAGATCAAACTATTGATAACTTCCCAGGAGTATTGACCGAAGAACAGGAAGAACGGTTAGCAATCCAGCAAGAGGGACCTTCCCCCCATCATTCGTTTAACTTAAACTGTGAGGGGATGTATAAGCTAATCGTTCCCGAATATAAGATTTCAATCGAAGTAGACAGGCTACGTAGGGATAGCAATGAACTAGTTGGTGAACTGTGTGTTCGATGTGATCTACCTGGCATTAAGTCTTATGATGGGGCTCTATCTATCGCAGACTTTAATCTTAGCTCTGCCCGAGCACGTTCTGACAGGGCAAAAATCCTTGGGGGTAGAACAAATTTTGGGGCAAGAGAAGAATGGATAGATTGGAACGGGATAATTGAGGAATTTTGTCAGCGCGTTCTAGTTGATGAACGTAGGGGGGCGGCAAGTTTTGATCTTAGAGAGCTGGATCGTCCGGACCCAGACGACACAATTAGAATCGCCGGTATAGAGATCCCTCGTAGGCACCCTATTATATTTTTTGGTGATGGTGGAGCGGCTAAATCATATACTGCGTTATATCTAGCTGGTTTAATGGTCGAAGAGGGTATTAATGTTGCGTTGTTTGATTGGGAACTTGCCGGAGAAGATCACCGAGATCGCTTAGAACGTTTGTTTCCTAGTGGGATGCCCAAAATTATATATGCCCGATGTGAAAGGCCACTAGTCCATGAAGTAGATCGCCTAAGAAGAATTGTTCGAGATGAAAACATTGAGTATTGTTTTTATGACTCCGTTGCCTTTGCTTGTGATGGGCCACCGGAAGCAGCTGAAGTTGCTGGAAAATATTTCCGTGCCACTCGTCAGATTGGTGGTGGATCGCTTCATATTGCCCATGTTAGCAAGGCTGAGGGGGCAGATCAGAAGCCCTTCGGCTCGACTTTCTGGCACAACGGAGCCAGGGCAACCTGGTACATAAAAGCATCACAGGATACCATGAACGATAAAGTTTTAATGTTAGGACTATTTAACCGAAAAGCAAACCTTTCTAGGCTGCAAAGACCAGCTGCGTTCAGGGTTGAGTTTGCGGACATTAAAACGTATTTTACCAATGATAATGTAGCAGATACTCCGGAGCTTGCCGATAAGATGTCTTTGACGCAAAGAATGCGTGAGGCACTAAAGAAGGGTCCGATGCCAGCCAAGAACCTGGCAATTATAGTTGGCGCATCAATCAAGCGAGTTAACGAGACAGCAAAGCGTCAAAATAAGTTATTTGTTATAGAAAAGAGCGGCGAAATAGCAAATCTTTATAGGGGATTACCGTATGGAAGTTGATTACGAACGGACTTTAGCATTGCAGGATGGTAAGTGCGCCATATGCGGAGATGTTCAAGGTTTACGAAGAAGATTAGCTATGGATCATGACCACATTAATGGTAAGGTAAGAGGCCTTTTATGTGGTAGGTGTAATGTTGGGTTGGGACTTGCTGGCGACAACCCTACACTTCTTCGCGCTATGGCTGAATATCTGGAGCGTGGGGGGAGTGGTAAGCCTATAATTATGTCACTTAGAACAAAAACTGATATCATGGTAGAAGCCTATACTGGTACGGAAAAGTCAAAAACACGCCGAGGGGTTATCACTCTCGGTTGTAAAATGGAAATGGCACTTAAAAAAGATGGAAGGATGACACCTGAAAAGCTAGCCACTGTTCTTGGTGTAAAATTAAAGCGTATTAACGAAACCGTAAAGCGTAATAGACAATTCCGTAAGGCGCAAGGCACGATTATCTTAACTGTTGGAAAGAGTTCAAGTTACAGTAATACGGTCGAACCCCTAAATTTAGGGTCGAAAAAAATTACGCCGGGTGAAAGCGACCCTTATTTAGGCCATGATTTGTTAAACTCAACAGAATCAACAGTTGCTAAGGTCGAACCATTAGACCCCGGGTGCGACCAGGGGTAGTTGGGTAGCATCTCTCTCTCTCTCTCTCTAGAGAGATGCGTACCAACCCTAAGCGACCCTAGGAAGAAAATAGGAGAATTTACAATGTCAATTGAATATAGTAAAGGAAACTGGATTCAGACTTACAGTCATCATAAATTTCATCCATTCGATCCAAAGCCAGAAGATATCTTTATAGAAGATATCGCTCATGCTTTATCTATGATATGTAGATTTACCGGACATACTAGAAAATTTTATAGCGTGGCCCAACATTCAGCCTTGGTTTCTAGATATTGCAAAAGTGAAAACAAACTTTGGGGTTTACTTCATGATGCCTCGGAGGCGTATATTTGTGATATGGCAAGACCGGTTAAGCATCATAAAGATATGATCCCTTATGTAGAAATAGAAAATAACATCATGAAAGCCGTGTGTAAAAAATTCGGCCTCGACCCAGAAGAACCGCAAGATGTAAAAGAATGGGACGCTATAGTAGGAATGGAAGAAGCTAGATGTTTATTAGGCCCTCTTCTGCCTGGGTGGGCAACAGATATTCCTATACTCCCAGCCCCAATTGTACCATTATCGTCCGAAGAAGCCGAAAATATGTTTATGAACCAGATATTAATTTTACAAGCGAGATAATATGCCTACGAAGACTTGGAAGAAAAATGAATTGTCGTGGAGTAAGATAGGTGGAAAAAGAAATCACTTCGAAAAAGAGGATGTAAGCCACCCGCTTTTCTCCATAGAATGTAAACACAGAGAATTTAAAAATTACCCCAAAAAGCTCAGAGATTGGTATGAACAGGCCAAGCACAATGCCCCAGAAGGGAAGATTCCTATTCTTTCGATCCACCTAGCTGATGAAATCAGAAGTAATGATCTTGTTGTAATCAGACGCGGGGATTTTGAAGACCTAGTTGGAAGATTAAATATTGTTAAGGAAAATCTATTATGTCAAGAAGAGCAACAGAAAAGCCTATCTCCCGAGGCTCCAGAGAAATAGCCTTAAGAGATATCTGGATTAAAAACGGTATGCCTGAAGTGTTGATCATCCATGCCAACCGGGAAACGATCCGTTTGTTTAATGGACTTCCCGAGGATACCCAGCAGAAGGCCAATCTTACCCACAAAACAACCTTGCTATTGAACGCAGACGGAAAACCCGTACCAAGGCCTCAGAAGAGGGTATGTAAGGTTTGTGGGGCTGTATTTTACGCCTCAAATGGTCATATGAAGCTTTGCTCTGATAAATGCAGAAAGATTAATGCATCTGAATTAGTAAAGCAGCACAAAAACAAAAAAGCTGAAGCAATTATGGAGAAGGCGAAAATCCTTGACAGGAACTAAGAACCATGCTATTATATATTCGTGCGCTGAAATTAGCGTTATGTTTAGAAAACAAAATAAAAAACAACAGTGAATTAGAAGCGCTGCCTTTGGCAGCGTAAGAAAACGAATGGCTCCCGAATGAAAGATATACAGGGGGCCATTTGTGATTTATGGAGGATAAGTAGTGAAGATAGTAGAACCCAGTATCCAATTTTTATGGATGTCACCAAACCCGTTACAAACAATTGAGATTGCGGCCAGAACCTGTTATAAATCAGAGGATAAAGTAACAGATGATTCAGCGGAAAGATTTGTAAGAAACCTTTTAAGAAGAGGGCATGAGGCTATGATTGAGCATGCCAGTATGGGTTATCGTGTAGTTTGTGATCGCGGCGTTTCCCATGAAATCGTCCGGCATAGATTATTTAGTTATGCTCAAGAATCTACTCGTTACTGCAACTACACCAAAGGCCAATTCACGGGTGGAATACAGATTATCTTTCCTGATGTCTTAACGTTGATCCAAATCCATCGTCGCACAGCACATTTTGAAAGAACACAAGAGATTTATGAATTAGAAATAGCTGAAGGTCAATTCCCACAAATCGCTCGTGGTATATTACCAACTTGTCTAAAGACTGAAATCGTAATTACTGGCAATCTTCGTGAATGGAGACACTTCTTTAAATTGCGAACAGATAAAGCTGCACATCCTCAAATGTGTCAGGTGGCCGAAATGATCCTCGAAGACGCATATATTAGGATACCGGTAGTTTTTGATGAATATATAAAAGGAAAAGATAATGCAAATTCTTAATCTATCTTACTGGCACTGGCCAGATCTTCCAGGCCATAAGACGATGCATCGAGATATAGACGATGTAATCAAAGAAAACTGGAACTGGAAAAAATTAATAACAGAAGTTGGGGAATTCCAACCAGATATCATTATTGAACGCGAAGGAAACAACGGTATAGCCCTGTATGAACCACTGTATCGCGCCTTTCCCAATGTGCCCAAAGCTTGGTGGTATATCGATTCGCACGTAAACTATACAGAAAGAATAGAATATGCCAAACTTTTCGATCAGCTTTTCGTTGCTGTTTCTGTAAATATTCCACGTATTAAACAGGCTGTAGGGCATGACAGGGTTTACTGGCTACCATTATGTTGGCCTACCACTAGGGATAAAATTGCTCTCAATTATACTACTAAAGATATTGATATTAGTTTTGTTTGTAGATGGGGCTCGGCTTTTTTTAAGGACAGGAATGAATGTATTGATCGATTAAAAAAAGAATATGGGAATGGATTTCTTGCTGTAACAGATTATACCAATATGGATTCAATCGTTAGGAGGTCAAGGGTAAGTATAAACTATCCAATCAAAGACGATTTAAACTTTCGGGTTTTTGAAGTATTGGGAAATGGAACAGAACTTGTTACAAAAGTAACCCCAGACCTCCAATTGCTTCCAGGATTGCTCGAACGTACATCGTATTTTGTTACGTTAGACGAGATGGTAGAGCAAATCGATTCTGTATTATATGGGAAAACGAAACATGATATGGAAGAGGTTCAATCGTTTGTCAGGTTAAATCATTCCGTTGAAGACAGGTATAGTGCAATTATTAACGAGATTTTTCCTTTTTAACTACGGGATGTCTACGTGCAAAGCTTACGCTCCAGGATCTACCCCTGATACTTCCGTCGCTTCCGTCTCCATGCTGAATAACTATTGAGCTTGTTATTGCGGTCCTGAATCTTGTCTTTCTTGTACGGATACAATATTCGTTGTCATCCCCTCCGTACCCCACGATGTTCTCATTCAGTAATCCTATGGTGTTGATCAACTGCCTGCTAATCCATACACACGGAAAACAAACCGGTTTAATACCATGGATGTATTTTAATGGTTCGCTGGGTTTCCAATACATATTTCTTCCATACCATCGTTGAAATTCATTACCCACCCCACCTTTAATTAAAGGACTGATGAGTCCTATTTCTGGCCTGGAGCGACCTATTTTATCTAACCGTTGGAATGTATTTGGTTCTATTATTCGGCAATCGTCGTTTAATAAAATTACGTCGTCATTACCAAGAGCTTTTATGCCAAGATTTACCGCTTTGGAATAGACGAAATGTTCTTCGGTATAGGGGATTATGTCGAAACTATAGGAATTGCTATGTCCGTCTGCGATGATTATTATCCTGGTAGGGGTTTCGTATTTTTTGATTGACTCTACAAGTGGACCTATCACGTCTTGGTACTTGTTTGGTATAACGATTCCAAAATTCATGTTCTTTTCCTAGGTAATCTAAAAGTTTCAACTTGTCCGGATAAATTGTTCGACCGTGAGATCTGAAACGGGATATCGGTGTTTCTTTGGGTATCGATGTGTTGATTATTTCTGTTGGTATAGCGCCTTTTACGAATCTATTTCTATCGGCTGTCCAGGTATGTTTATGATCACCTAGCTCAAATCTTCGAAAATAGAATTCCTCTGGTCCGGTGGTATAGAATGGTGCCCAAGGCATTGAAGGTGGTACTACGATTAATGGATTTTTTATAATTCCGAGTATACGTTGACCATATTCGGTTCGTTCGATTTCGTCTTTGTAGGCATAGGTATCTTCCATCCAGCGTTGATACACTGCGTTGGCGTATTCGATCTCTGCTAAGTTGGCGTGGCCGGGTAACCTGATATCGCTTTTATTTGCCCAATAATCGGCATCTATACATAGCGTTGCCTCAATAAACACCCTAGTCTTTGTACCGTTCACTGCCTTCATCTCAAACAATTCCCTGGAATAAAATTCTCCGTCTTCCCTAACAACACTATAATGAGAAGCATGTTTGCAGATTATTATAGCATCTGGATGTTTATCTTTTGTTTCTTTGATCTGGGAAAGATATTTAGGGCCATAGTAATCATCGTCATCGAAAAGGCAAACCATACCATTTTCTATTAATTGTACGCACTGAGTTATTGCGTGGTTTTGTACGAGTCGATAGTGTTCATTTGATCCTTTGCGGCAAACGGTATCTTTAATTTTTAAATCTTTAAATAGTTGTTCACCGGCATCATTCAATTCAAACCCATTTGTCATAATTACTAATGAGTCCGGTTGTACTGCCTGGTGTTTAAGATTTCTTAAAATATTACCAATCATGTTAGGGCGTTTGGTAACTACGAAAACTGCTAGTTTCATTATGCTTTATCCTTGATCTGTTCCACCGTCATCCCACAAAGGCAATGAACATCGGGGCTAGCCGCATGTATTTTTATATGTGGTCCAGACAAATAACGTTCTGCTATCTGTGTAACCACATAATCCGGTCTCTCTGATTCGATTATCGGAACAAGTAGATGCCAAGTGGCTATAGCTACAATTCTACTGAATGACTCAGCCAAGAGTGGTAGTAGGAGGTTACTGAATGAATCTCTAAATATTACAAGTCTTGGTAATGATTTGTCTTTATTAACAAGAACCTTGAGATTTCCAGCTGAGAATTTCGTGTTATCAAAAATACATCTTCCTTCCGGGTGAATCTTCTTAGCCCCCAGATGTGGCTCTATCTTAGGAGGAATAAGTCTTAATCCTAGATCGCAATGACCGTCTTGATTTTCATAAGAAAAATCCATACAGCTGGGGTCAATTGACGGAACAGGCGCTCTTCCGAGACTGTTTAATTTTTTACAAAGATCGAGATAGGCGACAAAAACCCCATATCCATTCCAGTGCGATTCGTATCGATCATAAGAGCCCATTTCTGCCCGTGGAGAGTATATCTGAGCGTGTCCAGATAAAGCATTTACCGGATAAAGAAAGTGTTTATCGAGCTTATTAATAGAAAATGTTCTGGCTAGGTCAATTACCGGTCGGTCTGTTGATATTATAACATCCTCTGGTAAATATTTTTTGTATACTACGTGCTTTTCTGGTGCAACAAATAAAAAATATTCAGCTCCCCTAGACCTTGAAGCTCCAATTCTGGAATTCATCAATTCTAACCAGGACTGAGTATCCTCTGGACTGAGTGGAATTTTACCAGTGATTAATTCTATAACAAACTCATCGGTTTGGAATAGGAAATCGTTTTTGCCTTCTATTATATTTTTCATCGGCATATCTAAATCTTATATTTCTGCTGCTGTTTATATGTCTAATTCCGTTTATTTGATTGTAGGAAAGTATTTGTTTGCAGAGTTCTCCTGGGTTTTTTACCAGGTTTCGCCCATTTTTACTTACATGAGCCCTGTAAATTGCTCGTGGAACCAGAACTGGTCTAGCTCCATCCTTACAGCATCTTATCCAGAGATCCCAATCTTCGTAGGCTGGAAGGTCTCTAAAACCATTTAGTTTTAAGAATTGTTCCCTACTGATCAGGGTTCCTATAACCATGTAGTTACCGTAATAAAGGGACCTGGGTGCTATGGATACCGCAGGATAAGATTCTGGATCAACAGATGGATCATGAATACGACGAACTTTTGGATAGCGCAAGGATGGTATGGTGGAATTACAAAACATCATTGCTTCTATGTATTCCGGTTCCAGTTCATCATCGGCATCCAGAAAACATAGCAAGTCCGATCTGGATAGAAATGCGCCTTCATTGCGAGCGTCGTGAAGTGTATCTTTGTGTATACGATGAATTTCGTCAGGAGGTCTGGTCTGGATATAGACTGATTGTAATGCTCTTTCGGCTAATGGGTCCCATATTTCCCTAGACCCAAATGTAGCCACGATCAAAGAAACGCTATTTACCATAATCCGTGATTATATCATGAATTATGGTTCCAAGGCAAGGATTTCACTATTTCATCGGCCTGCTTTCCATATCCATCCATATCTAGGTAGGCTATTGTGGTACCGATAGATGTGTGTCCCAGAAATCTGGTGGCGGGCTCTATCCTTCCAGCTTTGTCTGAAATTATTTTAGCAACCGAGCGCCTGGTTGTGTGGCAGGCGGCACCCCTAAGGTCGGCTTTTGGTAGCAATTCAGCCAGGTATCTTTTGTAGATCCTGTGAAGCGTACTCCTGTCCAACGGTTGGATCGCATTTCGTCCGGGAAAAAGATACGGATTCCGGTCATTTCTTGTGTTAATATATAGGTATAGGGCTATTCTACAAGCTTCGGGAAGGTTGCGCTCGACAATCTTGCCAGTTTTTTGCATTCTAATTTTGATAGTAGGAAGTACTATACCAAGACTGTTATTGGCTATGTCGCAAATTTGTAATGATAACAGGTCTCCGGCTCTAAACCCGGTAGCTAGGGCAAGATGGAACAAGGCAAAGTCCCGTGGCTTCGTGCTTGCCAGTTGTAAGAGTCCGTTGATTTTGGACTCAGTGAGAAATAGCTTACTCATCGTTATCATTCCTCATCATGTCAAATCCGTCTTGTAATTTTCTAGATAAGGGGTCATAGTCTACCC